AGCCTTGTCTAGCTTGTTGTCCAAGGCCGCAAACGTAGGTGAGTCGGAGTTCTGCGTGCTGGGATCCATAATCACCAGACGATGTTGCTCGTCAAAGTCGACGTACAACAACCGGCTAATAGACTTATTCTTGGATTCGATGCGGACTTTGCGGTACCGGGGGCGTTTCTCTTCTGGCAGGTCCAGCCGAGTATGTTCGATCCCGATCAGGGTACTGGCTTCCTGGGACCAGGCTACGGACCCGAAAACCCGATCGGCCAGTACCGGATATGACTCGCCCTTGCGCATCTTGGCCATGCCAACTGTGCCCAGAATGGTCACATGATGTTCAATACAGAACTTTTGCAGGGTTTGATAGTAGAAATCGCGCACGGCTCTTGAATCGTTGATCTTGCCACCGCCTTCCATCATGTACTGCAGGCCTTCGATGAACAGGAAGTAGACTGGCTGTCGAGCTTGGTGGCAAAGCTCACCATAAAGCCTTTGCAGCGTTTCTAGAGGGGTCTCACTGGAGCCTGGATCCCAATCTCTGACCGGGAACTTGATAGGGTTGCTTAGCTCATCCATCTCCATATGGGCTATGCGGTCGAACAGGATGTCCCAGTTGCCAGAGCAGACGATAGCCCCACATTGGTGAGGCTCATCGCCATCTTTGACTGCGTAGTCTAGGAAGGTACCGCTGGCGATGTAGGTTTCTAGGCAGCTCAACGCCAGGGCAGTCTTGCCAGAGGTACTACTGCCTATCATCAGGTTGACGGAGCGGAGCGGAAACAGCCCTGGCACGCACGGCTTGGGAGCACGGTGCACTAGCTCAGGGCTGAGCTGATCGCGTGGGACTTCACGGGTATCGATTTCAAACATGTCTAAATCGAGTTCAGCAGGCGGAGGGGCAGGGGAGCGACGTTTAGCCATGGGAAGCCTTTCAGCGGTAGCGGTACTGGTCAGGGAGGGTCGGTGAGGGTGGGGTGGAGCGAGCTGGAGCGCTACTGAGCGACACAGGCGCAGAGTCGCAAATAGGCCTGAAGAATCCTGTTGCGCTGACGTCTCGATTGGATCTAGTATGAGTGTCTACCAAGTTGGCTGCCCGCTTGATCTGGTAACTATGCTGTGTAGTGTATCAGACATTTGTGGTATTGGGTAGCCCTAAGTGATAGAAAGTTTAGCGCGGTTTCGCACGGTGGCAGATGGTGGTTGACAGTTGCCTGGAGTGTGTGTAGAGTAAGTTTTGTTGACAGCGGAAGGGAGTCCGCGAGCAAGCATGCCGATGAATTTTATCCCTGAAGTTTCTGATGATCTAGCCAAGACCGCTACGCAAGTGATTCCTGAGGCTCGTCGGATTTATGTCGATCGCACGCGGCATAAGGACCGGCAGCGATGCAAGCGGCTTCGCTGGTTGTCCTATCACGCCGGAGCTACCTCGAATGGCATCCAGCCCAAGCGCAAGTCTATCCACCTAGTCATTGGCTCAGCAGTGCACGTAGGCATGGAGCATCTCCTCTGGGGCATGCAGGATTACATCAATCAGCACAACCTTACCGTTGACGAAGGCTTCGCAGCGATCTCAGGGATCAACAGCCAGCGTGTGTGCGAGTTTCTTGAAGACCAAGCTGTAGACGCGGCACTCAAAGACCTCGTAGCAATGACTGAGTTCGGCGTTGAGCTGGACGACCAGGAGAAGTTCGCAGCAGAGAAGGCTAAGACTGCGCTGACGACTGGGTCGCTGAATTCAGCAACAGCGTCCTCCGGCGGCGACTCGATGATCGAGATCACGTTTGAGGATATGGTTCCAGCAGTGCCTGCGCCTAAGGCTGTGCTGCCTGCACCTGTCCAGTCCAGCATCGTAGACGTATTGCTTGGAGCCAACGCCCTGTCTACCGTCGACTGGGGAACGCCGATCTATCCAGCGTCCAAGAACCTGGTTGAGATCATGGAAGGTAACGACCCAGCGTTTCAGGTTGGCGATCCAGCGCTCGCCTCCATCGAAATCAACGTCCCAAGCGAACAAGCGAACGCGATGAAAACGGCTGGGCTCGACAACTACTTGCTGGAAGAACTAGCCGCCCAGATCGAAGCCCTAGTCCGCGCCTATGCGCGTCGTCGCTGGAAGCCACTCCTCGATCAGTTCGAGATCCTCGAAGTCGAGCGTGAAGGTGAATGGCAGTTAGGCAAGATCGAGTACGATCGCTGGGTTATCGAGCCTGCAATCACATCTGTACCGGGAGCTGTAGACCCTTTCTATAGCCAGACTCTGAAGAGGTATGTTGACCAATACGAAATCTGGTTCATGTCCCGGCATGATGCGCTGTTGAAGGAACGCCAGACTGGGTACCTGTACCTGCAGTCGTACAAGACTACCGGCTCATGGGACCGGCGCAAGGAAGCTGACGCACAAATAGACATGCAAGGCCTCTCCGAAGCTGTCGATGTCGAAAAGCGATTCTCGGAAGCCTGGCATATCATCCAACACAGTGGCGGCCCGATCACAAGCATTGATAACCTAGCCGATCAGATGGGCGATGGCCAACAGCTAAATCGTCTGGTGAACTTGCGCACGGCCAATTGGCTAGCCACGCTTCCAGAGCCGCCACGCATCCTCGGAGTCCGCTACGAGTACATGAACAAAGGCGCACGACGGCAGGACAAGAACGATACTGAGATGCCGAACCGGTACGTGGCCGACACGCCGCTAATCCGAGCCTATAAAACCGACGGCATCACAGCCGACGATCGCAAGTGGGGTTGGTCTTACGAAGTCTGTGACGCCTACGGCAAGTCCAAACGTCTCGACTATCGCACCTGGAAGAAGGCACCGATATGGCGGTTCATGACGATCAAGCAGTGGATTGACTTGCTCGATGCGGACAAGGTCCAGCCTGAGTCCTACGACAAGGAAGGCACCCGGCTCGACGCACTGGCTGACCAGTTCATGACACCGATCCATTGCTTTAGAAACGAAGACGACATGCGGGACATGCTGGAGCAATTGCAGGCAGAAGAAGAAGAGAACGCGAGAGACGTGCTCGCTGTCTACGCCGTCCGCTCCGACCCAGGCAAGATGCGCTCTGAACTCAATCGACGCTTCTCGCAGAACCGTGCCAGCTGTTCGTACCCAGGCAAATGCCAGAACCACGAAATCTGCTACGGCAGTGCTGATATCCGTCGTGACCCTGAAGGCAGCGGCCTGTACCAGATCCGCGTGGCAAACCATCCGCAGGAGAATTATCAACCGTAGTTGACAAAGGTTTCGCGTAGTGGTATTGTAGCTCCTGAGAGCAAGACAACAGAGACAACAGATAAGTAAATGATCCTCTTCAGCACCCTCTTCTCCATTACCACACATTTCAGAAGGAGCACCAATGCCCAGCGAATACCGCAATCCCAAGCTCAGCAAGAGCGACCCAATGGTGGTCGAGCATATCAAGATTCCGAAGTCAGTTCTAGCCTCATTGAACATCTCAGCCGCGAGCCGTCAACGTCATCGCTCGTTTGTAGTGCGCGAGATCCTGGAAACATGGAAGGTCCAATTCGACAAAGACATGGCTGCAAACGCAGTAGCAGCAGCTAAGTCCAGCAGAAAAACCTCAGCGGCTTAGTCAGACCGCAACGTAGTACAGCTCACAGCTCACAGCTCACAACAACGCTTACCTAATCGCAGAAGGAGCATTACTTCATGGCACGTTCGGGAGTCATCTATGGAGCCTCAGGCACATTCAAATCGACCGCAGGCAAACACTTCTCCAGGTACATCTACAAGAAAACCGGCAAAGCCACGCTATTATTCAGTCTAGACGGCGGTGGCTGGGGGCCAATGGAGCCTGAGATCCGGGGTGGAATCATCCTTCCGTACCGCGGCAACACGCAAGTCCCTCTGCCAGTGCTGCGCAAGATAAGCCAGGGCTACTGGCCTGAGGATTCCGGCGAGACGGAGATCAGCAAAACCAACCTGCGCTCGATTGACTGGGCACGGTTCGGCGGCCTATTCGTAGAAGGTCTGTCCTCGATCAGCCAAGCTCTAATGCGGCATCTAGCCGATCAACAGATCAAGACTGGCGAGGAAGCTACTAGTCCGTTCTCGCAGCGCGTGGTCGTCGAAGGCCAAGTAGTCACTGAAACGTTTGCCGGCAACAGCAAAGCGCATTATGGATTCGTGCAAAACCAGTTGTACTCCCTGGTCACCAACTTTACCTCTCTCCCTCTTGAATACGTTCTGTTCTCCGCGCTTGAATCACGTACTGAAGAAGATGATCGCTCGACGATCTACGGGCCGCAGGTCGCAGGCAAAAAGGCTACTGCACTCGTCCCTAGCTGGGTCGGCGACTGTCTGCACTCCGAAGCTTATCCTGTTGAGAAATTCATCCAGGTTCCTGACCCTAAAGACGCGACGAAGAAGATCGAAACCAGAGTCGTCGAGACTCTAGTCCGCACGTACTTCGTCAAGCATCCAGACCCCAGCACTGGAATCATGTTTCCGGCGAAACCTCGAATCGACTCTGAGAAAGTCGGCGAACTGATGAAGCTATTTCCAGGTGGATATTACGAGCCGTCGCCGTCCCATGGCCTCGACACCTATCTCGAAGCTATTGACTCATTCAACGAGTCCTCAGGAGATGACGCTGGTGACTGGCGTGCTGAAGTCGATAAAAAGTTTGGTCGTGTGACTGTGGCTGGACCGATTGCCACAGCTTCACTTCCTAAAGCCACCAAGTAAGACAGAGACAGAGAACCTGCTGCTTGCTGTGCTGCCTTGGTCAACGTTGACCTGAAGTAGAACCATCAACCTGAAGAAAGGACCGAACCTAATGACAACCGAGAATGAAGTCGTAGGAGTTGGAGCACCGGCACCGACAAGCATTACCGCAACACCAGCTTCAACAGCATCAGTAACTACGGCGTTGCCAAAGCAGAACACTACCGTCTCCATTACCCTGGACGCTGATGTTTATGCCTACTACGCGGCAAAGGCTAAGGAAGACGATCGTAGCCTGGCTAAGTATCTGCAGCGCGAGCTGAAGGCTAAGTTTGATTCTGGAATAGAGTAAGCCGGCAGGCCCATCAGCTAGGCAACCCACATCCACCGCTCAGCCTGTCTGAGCCACAACAGCACCGAAAGGAAGCACTAACAATGGCTACCAATCCCGCAACTGATTTTGCATCACCCGTATACATGGAAGAGACGGCTGGCGACGCATCTCTCGCTGACGTAGTCGTAGTCGACCTCAACGATCCCAACCTGCTGCTGGCAGAGTTCGACACCAACTCTGACATCGATCCTTACGCAGCTCCTCCGCCAGTAGCTGACGGCACCTACCTCGTCAAGATCAAGCAGATTGACGTCAAGGGACCGAACGGCGAGCTGGTACGTCACACAGTACGCACCGGCACCGGCGAGAATGCCAAAGCCTATGCGTTCACGGCTCTCGAAGCGCGCATCATCGATCCCGGCGCTCCGTTCGATAACTTCGTTGTTTTTGACCGTTTTGTCAGCACTCTACCTGCCCGTAACGGTGGCGTGCCGATCGTGCGCATCCTTACCTGCCTGGGCGTACAGCTTCCGGCTCGTATCAATGCAAAGATCTTGCTCGATGCCTTCTTCAATGCAGTAGCGAGCGAGCCCGAGCTTCGTATCGAGACCGAGTGGGAAGGTTCTGTGAGCAAGGAAGATGCTGACAAGCTGTATGCCGCTGGCGTGGACAAAAAGAAGTTTCCACGGGTTTATGGAATGCGTAAGTTCCCCCAAGACAGCAAGGGGAACCCGATTCCTGAGATCGTTGTTGATTCGCCGATTGGCAAATTGGAGCTGCGAGCGAACGTTCGCATTACAGGGTACTTTCCTAAGGCGTAACCAAGATTGGCGAGCAGTGGTGTGCAAGCTGATGAAGTGAACCGAAGTGAGCTGGCAGTTGAAAGGCTGCCAGCTCACCTCCCTAACATGGCCCCGGAGCTCGATCATGGGATATACAGATTTCGACAACAAAGGTTCGTATCAAGGCGACGCTGAGCGCAATGCGGAAGCGATACGCATCCTCAATCGCATCAAGCCTGCAGTGCTATCCGCCGCAGCCTCCGACGAAGATCTACCAGAGTTCAGCAACAACGCGATGGGATTTGTGATGGGCTTGATCGATACCCTAGATCTAACAGGCACAGTTCAAGTCACGGTAAAAATGCTGTGGTGGCTCCGCGATCTCAACGATAAGGTGGACTGATCCAGCCATGGCTAAATTCGCAGGCGGAGTCAGCGTCGACAAAAAGGGATACCTGGTGATCAAAGCTGGGAAGCATCGAGACCGCAGGGTGCATATTATGATCGCGGAAGCGATGCTGGGCCGGGAGCTAACGGCTGATGAGGATGTCGACCATCGCAACGCCGACAAGCTCGACTGCGACTGGCGTAACCTGAAGGTTATCAGCAAGGCTGAGCACGGTGCTGTCTCGAACCGCCAGCGATGGTTCCTGGAAAACCGAGCCGAGCAAGAACGTGCTGAATGGGAAGCTTGGATACACAACGGCGGCAATCGCCCTGATGAAGGCCAAGACGTAGATATCACAGACGAAGACATAAAGTTCAACCCAGAGGATTTCCCCAATGCCTAACGATTACGATCTTGACCTATACCACGATGATGAGCCTGCTGAAGTAGCTGCAGCACAGCCTTACGATCCGGCTTTGAACCTGACCTTGGCTGATGTAGCTGTAGACGAAGTCAGCACGACCCAGGCCTCCACCGAAGACCTCTACATCAACTTCGACGAAGATGGCGAGGGCTCGACTTCGTTCGATCCACAGCAAGGCACGCTACGTGAGACCGAATGCAGTTTTATTACGGGGTGTGCGGGTTCTGGCAAGTCGTATACCCTCCGTCAAAGGATCGCTGAAGATGCCAGTTATGCAGTGCTAGCGGCCACAACCGGCATATCGGCTATCAACCTAAACGCGGCCACGATTCATTCTCTGCTAGGTTTTCGGGACACCGATTCGCTTCGTGATGCTTACATCAGTGGCAGCGCACAAGGCAAGCTCAAAAAGATCGTTGGCGAAGGCTACAAGAACGTTGTGATTGATGAGGTCAGTATGCTCAGTCATGAGGCTCTGGATCTGATTGTCAAGATTTTCGATAACGTCAACCAGAACCTGGCTTACCGTGAAAAAACGATCGGCCTGATCCTGACTGGCGATTTTTGTCAGCTACCTGCTATCCCAGACAAGCCGCGTGTGCCGGGCAGCAAAGTCAAGATGCCGACTCCGTGGGCTTTCGATGCCCAGTCATGGAAGCGGTTCGATAAGAACACACTGAAGCTAACGAAGGTCTGGCGGCAGTCGGACGAGCGATACCTAGCGGCACTGAACTATGCACGCCAGGGCAAAGGCGACATGGCCGCTGGCGCACTCGTTTCCGCTGGAGTCACGTTTGCTGGGACCTCAGATTCTAACTTCGACGGCACAACGATTGTAGGCAAGAACGAACAAGTGGACCGGTTCAACGAGGCGTCACTGATGAAGCTGCCTGGAAGGTTGATTGGGCTGCCGTCACGCCGCTGGGGCCGCGAGAGATCCGAATGGAAGAACATTCCAGTGCAGACTAAAATCCGCGAAGGCGCTTATGTCATGCTGCTGGTCAACAAGTACAACGGCTTTCAGGATCTGGAATACGCTAACGGAGACTGTGGCCACGTGCGCGGCATTCAGCCGAGTCAGAACGGTGCACCACCGCAGGTAATGGTAGAGCTGGCTCGCAATAACCGGATTGTGTATGTGTCGGCTATTATCCGTGCTGTAGAGACCAAGGACAAGCCGGATGACATGACAGGCGAGATTGACATCAATCTGCGTGATGACGTGGGTGGGTATATTCCACAAGCGCATTATCGATGCAACGCGCGTAAGTATGTATCGGGACAGCTGGAGTATTTTCCAATCCGGTTGGCGTATGCCACAACGTGCCACAAGGCTCAGGGGTTGTCGCTGGATCGTGTACAGATCGACATGCGCGATTGGATGATGAAGAGTCCGGCGATGACCTATGTGAGTTTGTCTCGGTGCAGGACGATCGAGGGTCTACGGATTATCGGCCGACCGGATGACGTGCGTGACAAGTGCAGGATCGATCCGAGGGTGCTTCGATGGCTATAGCTGAACGTAAGACAGTACTGCACGTTCGTCCTCGGGAATGTTCTTGCTGCCTTGAGTTTGAAACAGTTGATGTGACCGAGGGCGAAGCGTATGCACAGTTTATATCCTCGCTGAATGTGTCGGCGGATAAGTTAGAACTGGCTATCGAACTCTGGAAGGGTGTCTATCCGCATGGAGTTGTAAAACGCCACGATGTCACAGTGAATTGAACTATGAAGCATAGCGAGCTCAAACTAAAAGATCGCAGCTCGGGAATGACTACACTGGCATGGCACGACGCCTGCAAAAAGGAAGCTGAGGAATCTATGGCGGAACATGAAGTGGCTGGAATCGATCCACAGAAACTAGTCGTTCTGGAAACGATCGAGGACAAGCGTGTAGCTGAGTACATTGCTGAGCAGCTGCGGCAGTCTGTAGTCAAACTGGCCGACAGGGTCGAGCAGGATTACGTAGCGGATTGGAAGGCGGGCGTGGCAGAACGAAACGGTGAGATTCAAAATGCTTGGGGAGATGTTGTGCAAGCTGAGGACGTAAAAACAGTCAGACAGATTGATGATCTGTATGTGAAGTTCCCGACCGAGGATGAGGATGAGGACGAGGCTACGGTTGCGGTTGCCGTTGTCGAGGAGCCTGTGCTGGTAGAGGATGCTGATGGCATTCCAGCTCACCTGCTAGACGTGCCACCGCATCTCTGGCCGACCTACGGCGGCATTGAGCGCAACAGCATGCCTAACCCTAACCGTCTGCCGGACTGGACGGCTGAGGCCCCGCCGCAAGCTCATCGTCGCGTTCGTACTGAGCCACGCGCCAAGCACGTCCAGTCAGCATTCAACAAGACGTTTACGCGTGACAACCCGAAGCGTCCAGGGATGAACCTACCGATCAAGCGTGCTGAGAGTAAGAATCCTGAAGGTTTGACGGGGCGGCAATTGAAGAAGGCGCGCAAAGCTTTACAACGTGAACAGAAAGCTGTTGATTTAGCACGAACAGAGATGTTCGAGAAAGTTAGCGAGGGGGTAGAGTAATGGCATTGGAAGCAGATGATTGGGGAGTAGCTGAAGCAACGCCGAGTGACCGTGAGATCGAGGAGCACGATGCAGGTTATGCGATTACGCGCTTAGTTCAGCTCGTGCATGAGCGCAACGTAGCAGTCGGCTGGTGGTCGGATCTGTACACGAACATGCCGTTGGATCGCAACGTTGGCGAGATGTTGATGTTGGTCGTGTCCGAGATCTCCGAGGCGATGGAAGGTCATCGCAAGCGTCTATATGACGATCACATTATTGGCAGGCCTATGGTTGAGGTTGAGCTCGCTGACGCGCTGATTCGCATATTTGATATTGCAGGCGGGATCAAGTTCAACGGTCAGCCTTTGGATCTGGGTGGCGCTTTCGAGGAGAAGTTAGCGTATAACCGAGAACGGTTGGATCACAAGGCAGCAAGCCGTTTGGAAGAGAACGGTAAGAAGTACTAGCACTAGCACTAACTCTATCAACTTTCCATCAACATCAAAGCCGTGCTAACGTAGACGGCCTAGCCCTTGTACGTTTGAAAGCTGACCTGCTTATGTGGAGACAAAAACCTAGCTCATGTGATGGATGCCAGTGCCAGCCGATGGGATCTGACTTTAGCCAGCCTGAAGGTTTGGGTTTGCTGGGCGTAGCGATCGTAGCTGAAGCCAGTGGTGAGAAGGAGGCTGCTGAACAGTTGCCACTGAGGCCCCATGCACCCTCAGGCATGATCCTGGAACGAACCCTGCGCCGTCTTGGTTACACGCGCGATCAGTTTGCTATCACCAACTGCATCCGCTGCCGACCGACAGAGAACTATCTCGACGGAGCACCTTACGAGAAAGAAGTTATCAAACATTGTCAGCCTAATTTACTCAGCTTCTTAAGGCGGTTCCAGCCTAAGGTTGTAGTCGCGCTCGGCAACGTAGCTTTCAGAACGCTGACCGGAATCTCAGGCGAGAAACAATCTGTGACGCACATGCGAGGATACGTGTTCAGAGCGTTGCCGGAGTTCTGCGCGGCAGCAGGTACGCAGGACTTGTTGGTGGTGCCAACCTATCATCCAGCTTTTCTACGCCGCGGAAAAATCAACCTAACAGGAGTCTTCGCTCGGGACATACAACGTGCTGTCAACATCCGTTCGGGCAAGGATCGCTCGTTTATCCTTGATCTGCCAGACTTCGCAGCTCAAGAGATTGCATGGATCGAGAACCCAGATAACAAAGAACCGTTTGGTGGGCCGCCGCCAGAGTTCTATCAGAAGATCGCTGAGACATGGCTAGCGAAATATAACCTGCGCTACCAACTCAAGCCGAACCTACAGGAACTTGACATCTTCTGCCGTGATATCAAAGCGCGCTCGGAGTCCTGGGCCGTGCAATCCCCTGACATGAAAGCAGCTGACCTGTTAGGGCTATCGTGGGATCTGGAAACCTTCGAATCAGCCTCACTCGACGAAGACGAATCGGATGGCTATACGGACACCAAAATCCGTCTCTTCCAAGCGTCGATCCAACCAGGCACTGGCATCGCTATGCCCTGGGAAGGGAACTACATTCATGCTGCACGATTCCTGATGAAGCTACCGCTGCCTAAAATCGGCCATAACTCCTGGTTGTTCGATCAACGGGTTATGCGCGCAGTTGGCGAACGTGACTTCGGCAGTCGGCTGAACCTGAAGCACAATGGTGATAGCTACGATACCCTGCAGATGTTCCATTACTGGCAGCCGGATCTTCCAGCGCATTTGCAGTATGCCGCATCGTTCACACAGTTCCCATTTCCGTGGAAGCATCTCAATGGGGTCAATCTAGAGTTGTATGGCATTGCTGACGTGGACGCAGCGCTGCGTACGTACATCATCATGCGCAAGACGATGGAAGATCGCAAGATTTGGTTTGACAATGAAAATCCCCAGCGTCAGGCTGCAGGGTACCTAGCTATGGTCCAAGCAGTGCGGCCTATTCTCGCGGACATGGAAGACCGGGGTGTGCCGATCGACGATGCCCGGCGGATCACACTGGATAAAGATTTCGAAGAAGCCCAGACTGAGGAGATGACGTATTTAGACGCGAAGTTCCCAGATGGCGCACGGAAGCTAACGCCCAAAGAAGGCTATAAGGGAATTCCGAAGCGGGTGAAGGAGCTGTTGGAAGAGCTGCGGCCTACCGTAGTGCCTGAAGTTCAGAGCGCAAAGCCTGGAAAGCCGCCAACGAAGAAGGCAATTGCTGAAGCTACTAAGGCTGCGTTCGCAGCACGATACGCTAACTTGCAGCTGGACGAATTGGAGCTGATCCGCAACACTAAATTCTTCGACCCGCCGGAGATCAACGAGGATGGAATCGAGGAGCCTGGCGAAAGCTACTACTTCGATCAGCGTGTGTTTGGCCAACAGCAACTTGATAATGGAATCAAGACTGCAGGTCAGACTCTATGGTGCCGTGTGTATCAGTTCTCACCAAACTCCTCGAAGCAGCTAATGAGTTACATGCGGTTCCGTGGGCACAAGGTTCCAACTAAAAAAGGCGGCGAGGAAACAACTGGTAAAGTTGAGCTGGTTCGGTTGTCAGCTAAGCATGGAGATGACTTCTATACGCGTGTGATCGATTGCCGCGAACTGGGTAAGATGCGCAGTACTTACATCGAAGGCTTCAAGCCACACGCTGACGGCAGAGTGCATTCAACGTTTACGTTCGATACGGCCACAATGCAGCTCAGCAGCCGAAAGCCTAACCAGCAGAACGTTATCAAGCATGGCAAGCTGGCCAAAGCTGTGCGGTCAATGTATAAGCATCCAGCAGGCAAGTTGTTTGTCGAGTGGGATTTCAAAGCCTATCACGTGCTGACGACTGGCTTCGAAGCTCGCAGCAAGAACTACATGCGCCTGGCTCGGCTCGACATGCACAGCTTTGTAGCCGGCCACTTCAACCGTGACTGGGACGCGTTCAAGTTGTTCAATGAGCCTGATGAGGAGCTGTTAGCTAAGTTCAAATGGTTCAAGTCGGACAAGGCTCGGAAGGTAATCCGAGATAAGAAAGCTAAGCCGAGCATTCTAGGCATTGGCTTCGGCCTGGGCGTAAAGAAGCTGTATGAGATGAACCGCGAGTCGTTCAAGGATCTGCGCGAGGCGGAGAATCTGATGCAGACGATCAAGGATTTGTTCCCGGAGGTTTTCAGGTGGCAGAACCAGATCAGAGATCTCGCACACAAACAACAGTTTCTGCGGAATAGGTTCGGCGCGCTCAGGCATTTCTATGAAGTGTATGCCCCAGACGGCCGTGGAGGCTGGAAGCCTGGCGATCAGTCAGAGCAAGCCATTGCGTTCTTGCCGGCTAGCTCCGCATTCGGCAACATTCGCGAGTGCATGAAGACGATGGACCGCAAGGGTTTGCTAGAGAAATGGGAACTGGTCAACACCGTGCATGACTCGTTCGTGTTTCTGGTCGAGCCTGGGCTTATGCCGCAGCATATTGCTGAGATGTATCCTGTGTTGCACGCTCCTAGCAGGGTACTGATCGATGAGGAGCTTGCACCACAGGGGCTGCAGGTGGACGTTGAATGCAGTAGTGGAATTACATGGGCCGATTCTGAGGAGGTAGCTATTCCTGCTGAAGTGCTTGCGGCAGACTAGTCCAGGCTGTGGAAGAAACCACTTGACACTTAGCTCAACTTGAGCTACCTTACCTCTAGACCTTTGGAAAGCCGGAGGCTTCTAGCCAACCATGATCATCCAAACATATGCCGAGACAAGACTTGAACTAAGCAGTGGGATCTCAACCAGTGAAGCTGTTTGCCGCTTATGTGAGCACCGCTACGACGCTGATGACGAAGCCGGATACACGGAAGGCTGCTGTGACCAACACGAACGCTGCCAACATGCCGACTGCCTGGAGTCATCTCATCCTAAGTCTGATGAAGGATTCTGTGCTTGGCATGCTCTGCTGGATGCCACGGAGTACGTACAGCGTATCGTTGCTGGCGAGGAGCCCAGCGATAAGTACATTCCAGCCAAGCATGCAGAAAGCGTCTGGGCTGGCCGAGTCTGGGAGCTGAACAAACTGGGTCGACAAATTCAACACTAACCGAAGGGAGTATTATTCCGCCATGCCGAGATTCGATATCAGCACTCTAGAGGATCTACGAAATGCCAGCCGCGAAGCTTTCAAGCCCAAGTATGAGGACGAGGATATCGTCCTTGTTCTCCACCCTTTCAGATCGACTCGCAAGCGCGAAATCATCGGTGCAGACAAACGTTACAAACGTGCCGATCCCGTTCGCTGCATTGTTCCGTCAGGCTGGCGTGGTGGCAGGTTCAACACCGATGCCCTCATCCAAGTCCCTTGCGATTCCAGGGGATGTGCTGTCTAAGTTCGATGTCAATCCCTTTGAAGCGAGCATGCCGTATCTCGATCTCGCAGCAGTTCCTACAACTTCACTGCCAACCCCGCAACCGCACCAGGAGATCCAACCAATGAGCTTTCTCACCTCTGTAATCTCTGGCCTGTCTAAGGCTGAAAACTTCCTCATCAGCATCTTCACAAAGGCGTCCGCCGTGGCTAAAGTTATTACCTCTGTATCGCCCAAGACCTTGGCTGCAGTTCTGGCCGTTTTCTATGACATCACGAAGCTGATTGCGAGTGAAGGTGTTGCGGTGGCTGATATCAGTTCGGGCAAGTACCAGCAGGGTGTAGGGGAATTGTTTAGTCCTACCACGCAGGCTTTGCTCACTGCTATCGCAGCTGACATCAAGGATCTCGACAGCACAGTCATCGACGACCTAAAGAAGCTCGGGATCGCTATCAACCCGCCTGCAGCAGTCGCGCCAGTCGCCGTAACTCCAGTAGCTACTGCCTAAGTTCTAGCTGGGGCCGCAGGGTCCCTTCGAAGCTAGTTATCCTGCAATACGAAAGGAGACCAGCGGAGAAATTGCCAGAGCACGAAGAAGGTCACCTGATAACCGGGTGGCCTTTTTCATTGGGGTTCTTCGTTGGATTATGTATGACCGCACTTGAAATCGCATGCCGAGTTTGCTCGGCTCAACCTGGAGAACCTTGCGCCAGCACAGCCTCCCTACAACTTCAACCTGGCGAGTTCCATCACGAACGTGGCGATGATGCTGCTTTCTGGTCGAATGTCGGCTCGTCCACAACTGCTCAAGCTAAAGTTACCAAAGTGATAGCTGAGGTCGCAGCCGATGAGCTATTCTAATCCCCTACTCACTGCAAGAGGTACCACTATGTCTAACCCTCATCTGCCTCGGGTTCAGCCTGCAACCGGCATGCTGGATCCCTTATACGACTCGACTAGTCACTGGGACGATGAAGATATAGGGTCGAACCCGCCAACGATCATAGCCATAGCCGTGGTTTATATTGTGTTCTTAGTTGGAGGCATTGCAGGTTACTTTCTGCGCATGCTGGTTCATGCCTAGACAGTAGGCGGTAGCGGCGGCTTTGGCAGCTCAGCAGCGATCGCCGCAGCCACAGCAGGCGGTGCCTGAGCGATTGTAGTCGTCGTGGTGACCAACGAGCCGTCTGGAGCGTGTTGCGTCGTCTGGCTAGCCACCAGCGCCTTCCAGGCGGCCTTGGTACGAGGATTCCTGATCCAAGCATAGAACGCGGCCGTCGTCAGCCCAATCTCTTTGAGCCAGTGCGGCAGGATCGACCAGATCCAATCGAACATATGAGTGAACGGCGGGAAGAACGTATAGCCGAAACCGCAGCCGAGGATGGCTACGGTGCCGACGTGGGTAAACCCACCGTGAGTTGTGACCCAGGTTTTAGCCCACAGCAGATGCTTGGTCAGGAAGGTTTTGAACGAGGATGCGGTTGCGGCTACAGCGATGGCCGTAGCTGGGATCGTGGTCGTAGTGGTGATGGTTTCAACGGTCACGGGCGTTGGCGTAGCGGCAGCAGGCAGGGAAGACTTCACTTCATCAGGCATTTGGTACCTCCAGAGGTGCAACAATGGATGCATCTAGAAACTCATTCTTGGTCCATAAGTTACGCTCAGCGAACCCTTTATCGTTGACGTTCCGAGCGCATTGCTGAGACACGGTCAGCCAGTCACGCTTAGCGATGGCAGCATTGAACAGCGGGTATTTCGGCGGCGCGAGCTTGACCGGGCCGAGGTTGTATCGCATGTCGATCAGTGCGATCTTGGCCGGGTCCGGCATGGAGTCGTAGCCTGGATAGATCCGCCTGAGATCCGTCTCGCAGGAGTTGACCTGGCTGACTAGCAACCTATGCTGCTCGGCATCCGGCAGCAGCGGACTTGTAGCCGACTTATAGAACTTAGCTCCGAACTGCTGGCCATAAGGCATGCCTCGGACTCTGGCGTAGTCTTGTTCGATCTCAGTAGGAGTAGCCGGCCGACTGCCGTCGGGAGACATGAACTTGAGATTGAGTGCAGCCAGCGCTGACACAACCTGCAGGCCGATAGCTGTCGTCACCCAGCCCTTGATGTCAAGGTACAGCCAGGCTATGGGTGTCTCCCAGTTAGTCAGCCAGTGATAGCTCTCGTCCAAGTACGTCGGCGTAGGCGTTGCCATCAGCAGTTACCTCCGTGCGTGCGCCGAGCGCAGCTCAGTCGTTATTATCTTCCCACAAGCGGGCTAGAACTATAGCATGTTTCTATGGATAACTTTTGGCTAGCCGTCACATTCTCTGCACACTGTCTGTTCCTCTGGATCGTGTTCAAGCGCAAGTTCCAAACCTTGATCCCGTTCCTAACCGGTCTGATCATCTGTCGCGTGATCGAGACGCCTATTGAGTCCTGGGCTTATCATCACAATAACTATCTGCTGCATTGGAATCTGTTCTGGGGTTTTGGCGTTTTCAACCTGCTGCTGCTGGCAGCCTCGTTCGCCGAGACCAGAAAGATCCTGCCTGCGGTTGCCTGGACGATTGGCATCTATCTGGTTCCCAAAACCATCGAGTACGTAACCCTAGTCAGCTGTGAAGAGAAGCAATGGCCGAGCCTGGCTGCCAGCCTGATGCGCCCAATGAATTTGCTCTGCGTTCTGTCTTGGTGTTATATCCTTAGGCCCAGGGCACCTAAGCCTAAGAAGGAGAACCTAGATGATGGAGCAAGCAGTTCAGCGCATGGATGACACTGGCGGTCCGCCGCCTCGGCCGCCTCATAGTGGCAATGTAGTCGAGCAGGAACCTGAAGGTCTGGTCGAGGACGAGGTTGTAGTCGTCGACGAGACTGAAGAGGACGAGGAAGACGACGAGTAACTAGGGGAGCTGGGTCAGCGATCCTCCTGATCCAGCCTACCCGAGATGCACTCCCTTACCCAGCATCAGAATAATGCCCCAGATCGTGGTTATAATCAGACACAACAGCAGCCACACGATCTTCTTACCCCATCCGTTGATTCCTGCTATATCATCCTTCATTTCCTTGATCTCCCTGTCATGATTCAACAGGCGGTCAACGACGGAACGATTTTGAGAGTCGAAGCCTCGGATAAGATTCTTGTCGTGAATCTCTACCATGTCCTCTAGGTCTTTCACACGCCCTCCAAGGTCTCCCAGGAGCCGCATGGTCTCAGCAAATGATGTCGGCGGTGACATAGACTGTTCTCCCAAACCTATAGGTGTAACCTCCGGCATTGCAGCCTGCCATATTACTTAGCCAAGGAGGGCGGATCCAGGTGAAGCCGAGGTACAAAGCAAAGCAAGCGCAACAGGCAAAGTTTACCAACAGCAGTCGGCTTTAGCCTATAGAGTTTGATGGGAAAATGTAACTTTGGTCACCTAAATATCAACTGCCACATAGCTCCACGTAAATTGTGGCTGTAGTCGTAAGCGGGACAAGCGAGGAAGCTCCGAGCAGGAGAATGCCGGTGCCGGATACCACTTTGCCGGATATCGTGCTGCCGGACAGAGGGTTCACGATGGCTACGTACTGGTCTGTAGCGTTAGTTGTGGCAGGCGAGATCGGTGTCACGTGGATCGAGCGAACCGTTGTGATCCCAGCCGCGCCGAAACTCATCGTCCAAGTACCGGTAGAGGTCGTCGTGAAAGCTCCCGACTGGAAGCATTTCATGTTGGCTACCGCGCCGGCTGAGTTGTAGTAAAGGACGCCAGCCGGACCAGTTGCGCCTGCTGGGCCAATAGCTCCAACCGGGCCTACTGCACCTACAGCGCCTTGAATACCTTGAGGGCCGACAGCGCCAGCTGGGCCGGTTAGACCTTGAGTTCCTGTAGCTCCTATGGGACCGACGCTACCGGTGGCACCTGTGGGTCCGGCTGGGCCAATACCACCGGTAGCCCCGTTTGCACCCGTAGCTCCCACAGCCCCGGTATTGCCATTTGGTCCGGTGTTCCCGGTAGGACCTTGGGGGCCAGCCGCGCCTGTGGGTCCTGCGCTGCCAGTGAGGCCAGTTGGTCCTGTAGCGCCTGTAGGTCCACTGGGTCCAGTACTGCCAACACTGCCCTGTGGACCTGTAGGCCCTGTACTCCCCGTGAGGCCGATGGGCCCGACAGCACCTGTAGCTCCAGTTGAACCGTTAGGACCTGTGGCACCTTGCACCCCCTGAGGGCCGACGGAGCCTGTTGCTCCGGTTGGCCCAGCTGGACCAGTTGGTCCGGCTGACGTTAGTTGATTCGCTTGAATGAATGATATCCAGGAGGCCGAGTCCGCGCAACCGGGCGTGATCAGGTGGCCGACGTAACCGGGGGTGAGAATGTTGGTCAATCCATTCGTGGGCGAGTTGACACTAATGATCCGGCCAGAGGTAGGAGTTGTACAAGGGATGTCTAAGAGTGAAGTAAAGCCGGATGAGTGAAGGGTACCGGGCGTAGTTGTGCTGGCTATAGCAATCTCGTTCAGCACGGGCGTGTTGTCGAACAACGTCGGAGCTGAGCCATAAATAGCCATGTAGACGAAGTCACCGGGGTTGCCTCCCTGGAGGATTATGCCACTAATCGATCCGGTCCCAGGATACGGAATAACACAGAAGATCGGAGCACAGGAAACGTTCTGAACGACTTCGCCGGCGACTAGAGCGGTACTGCCGCTAGCAATGCGAACCGCAGTCAGGGATTGCTGGGTTGAGGCTGGAACTGTAAAACCGAGAGCAAGGCAAAGAAGTGAAGCAAGATAGAGCTTAGAATAGACCGTCACAGTGATACCCCACGACAACAGCGGAGCCGGTTATGGCTGTGCCCACTTCAGCCTGGATTGTTGTTGCTGTGACTATGGGAACGATGAGGCCGACGTTCCCTACAGTGGTTGCTGAGAGGGTTTGCGTGGAGACGAAGCAGACACGCGTGTGCGCGCCGCCGAGGAAGGTGTAGGTGGGCGAATCAGTCTGGCCGGTGGCTATAGTGAGCTGGCCGGCTACGTCGGAGTTGGAAGGTGTGCCGGTGCGCAGGATCGGAGCTATATTCTGGGTGGCGGTTTCGGCTGCGAAGGTAGCGTTGACTGGCGTAGTCGCGCCGATGATGGTGTTGTTGATTGAGCCGCCGGTGATCGTAGCAGCGGGCGTGGTTAGCGAAGTTGTCGAGATTGAGGTCATGCCGGTTATGCTGCCGCCGGTGAACGCTGGGACTGCAGTAAAAGCTGGAACTGCAGTACCGGCTGTGTTGTTCATGAAAACGGAGCGTGCGGCCTGAGGTGTTAGCGTGAACGAGGTGAACGGAGTTGAGGTAGGGTTCGAGGTGGCAGTAGTGAACAGCGGCGGCAGGTTGCCTGCGGTCACGTTGGTCACTGTGCCTGGGTTGCCGCCTTGGGCTGTGCCGTCCCACGGGACCCATCTAGCGAGGGTGGAGTTATAGAAGAAGAGAGCTGTTGGGGTTGGAGTGTAGGTGACTGCGCCAGCTGTTGCAGTGCCGAGTAGCGGAGTCCAGCCGGAACCTGTATTGACATAAGCCGCTGCGCTAGAAGGCGTAACCTGAGCAGCACATTGCCCTACGAACATAAGCATCGATATCGGACAGAGAAGAGAGCAAAAGTGAAGCAAGTAGTGCGCTGGCTTGAACATGGCCGTTTACCCCTGGAAGGGTACCTGCGACATACAGGTACCCAACTAGGTTATCCGGTCTAAATATCGCACGTAATTTGGAACGTGGCACCAGAAACTACTGGAGCTACATCGGTGCGTGTTGAAAAGTTGAGCGTTATAAGGTGCACGCTCCCGTAAATGTTTCACCACCACCAACCGGTTGAACATTGGCTCTGGTGTCGAAGATGATAGAAAGTGTCGTGCCGCTGAGGATCGTGGCTCTGGGTACATTGCCTGACAGAGGAGACGCTCCACCGGTTCCACCCCAAAGCAACTGAGCTGTCGCGTTTGTCGGAACTGCCCAGCATATAGAACCTATAGATCCACCAACGATGTTGCAGGTATAGATATTGGTTCCTGCAACAGGAACGGGCACCACAGCAGCTTGGCAAGAATTGATGGTATGAACTCCACTACCACCTTTTGTGTAGCCACCTGCTCCAGCATTGACAGTCCCACCTCCTAAGATTCCAGAAGCTGAAAGCGGTCCCGTATGTACCCATGATCCAGTGCCACTACTTGATGTGATACCAGTAATACCGCTTGCCTGACCGCCTGCAATCGATATCCCAAAAATTCCAGCGTTCCAAGCATCATTGGTAAAGCCGAGCCCGACGGTTCCGCCCGAATACTGCAGCATTGCGATTCGGTTGTTCGCTGTTCGGGTTGGATCGTTGAATACCGCATTGCTTTGATTCCCCGTGGTGTTGGTAAACAACTGCACGTTAGAGACACCCTGATTCTGAGGCGTATTCGGGCCACCTGCCGCAGCGATGATGCTTGACGGTGAAGTTATAGTTCCTGTGGTTGAGAATGGACCTGTATGAGCCCAGGCTCCTGTACCGCTACTTGAAGTTATGCCTGTTATACCAGTGCCCTGGCCTCCAGCGGCATTAAAGAATGTGGTCGCAAGGGACTGATCATCACTCTTGAAGCGAAGCTGGTAGCTACCCTGAAACCATAGAGCTTCGGCGATTCGGTTATTCGCGGTTCTTGCCGAGTCATAGTAAACAACGTCTGCCACATTCGGCTGCCCGACCAGAGCCACACCAGTGTTAACGGTGCTTGCTGGGGAAGTATTATTGGTAGAGTTCACTGTACCCTGCCCTGTGAAGTTCCCAGTCGTAGTCAACGTCGTAAACGCTCCCGTGTTCGGCGTTGTGTTTCCGATCGCGGGAGGCGATGCAAAGCTAGCGCTGCTGCCAATCACACTAATAACGCCACTGCCATTTACTGTGGTCGAGGTTCCGTCTCCCTGCACCTGACCAAGTGTTGTGTTCGTTGCGATCGGAACCGTAGTAGCTGGGTTAAGCAACTGCCATGTACCGCTAGCAGCGCTGTTATAAAGCACGACTGCAGTCGTACCGGTCGCAAGGTCACCCGCGGATAGAACAACTCCGCCAAGCTTCGTAATCGTTCTAGCTCCAAGATTGTTTACATTCAAAGTTGGAGTGGTCGTGGTATTCGCCGCAACAGGATTGAAGGTGATGATTTCACCCGAGCTTAGTGCTGTAACCGCCGTGTTCGCTACAACTGCAGCGTTTACCAGACCTGTGTCATTGACAGGCGTGTCCTGCAGCACTGGCATGATCTGAATGCCCGTGAACGTGTTAGCCGCGAGCCCCGCTCCCCCACCAGCAACATTCGCCGTGATCTGACCGCCGGCGCAAGTGGTAGTCGTTCCGTCGCACTGAAGGATGCCGGCAACGCTGTTGCTTCCGACGGGGAGATTAGTGGTAGGCAATGTCCCTGTAACATCAGCTGACGCTAGGTTGACGGCCCGTGATGCGCCATCTGCCACCCCAGCCGTAATATGGTAGAAACCAGTTCCTGTTGGTACCGTAGCGCCCGCCACAGTCGCCGGCCCCCAATTAGTTCCGTTATACTGCAGAACCTGTCCCGAGGTTGGTGCCGTGGCAATCACAGGAACACTCTGAATAGATGTCGCGTTGCCTGATGCACCACCACCAGCCTGGCCTACAAACTGTTCCCAATGAGCTCCTGAATTGGCATCTGCCACAGCCGTTCCTGCAGTTGCACCAAGCACTGATCGAAACACACACTTGGTGTTGTTCGGGCAAAGGATTGAGGTCCCCAGGTCGATGTTCTCACCGGAGATCGCCTGAACCGTTAGCGTGTTCGTGCCTGTGGCTTGAATGTTACCGACGTAGCGCTCAGTGCCTACCAGTCCCACAGCGCTTGGCAAGGTGATCGCGAACGATCCGCCAGTTGGATTACCTCCAACAGCAACATCTTGAGGAACCTCTGCATAAGCCGAGGTCTTCAACTGTGGGCTGGTTCCGTCGCGTTGGGCATCGAACCAATTCACATATGAAGCTACAACATTAGCTATGGTCTGTTGGCCGGCTGCTGTTGGATGTACATGGTCGCCAGTAGCCGAGAAGCAGGCTGCTCCTCCGCTGCAAGCTGTGCCGCCGCCAGCACTTGCCCCGTCTGCACCAAGCCCTGCAAAACTAGCTAAATCGATCATGCCATCAGCGCCGGCAAAATCCTGACGAATCAGATTGTTGTATTGGTTCTTCAGACCGTCATTGGCTGGGCTAACTCCACCAGCGACACCACGACTGATCATGGTGATTACTAGCACACGTGGCGCAGGATTCATGGCTTTATAGCATTGCACGACGCGACGCAAGCGTTGGTACGCTACGATAGGTGTTACGGTTCCGAGGGGAGCACTAACCTGGGCCAGATCGTTTGTACCCGCGAAAATAGTCACTGTGGTATTCGCGTTTGGATTGAACGATCCCTGGCCGCGAGTCTGGCATTCGGTGAGAAGGTTGGCCAACTGCCATCCTGGAGTAGAAATGTTAGTCGATAGGTAAGTATTGAGCGGGGCGGGTGTGGCACCGCCGAGCAGCGCGGGCCAGCCAACGTTGCCTGCGTTCAATCCATAGGTTATAGAATCACCCACAGCCAGGAGCTGATTGCCGCCGGAGTCGCTATATGCAGGCACTGGAGTTTTGATCACGCCACGTGCTTGCATGGAATTCTGAATCGAGCCGACGTTGGTTTGGATCTCGTCGAGAGTTAGAGCGCGATTATAGGCATTGTGAAAGTAAATCGGCCAGGGATGTTTATAGGTAGAACTCAGCGTGGCGTATGGAGGAGTACCGAGTGCGAATGATCCTATGGGAACGAGTGCCGCCGATCCTGAAATTGCATATTGATATATCGGCGCTGGTTGACTATCGATAAAGTATTCGTCAGAGCTGTTAGTGCCTGTGCCGCGACGCCATGTGATTACATGGCAGCCATCGGCTGAAGCTGTAGATTGTGTGATGATGTTAGCGTTGTTAGTGGTATTTGGCGAGAGGCCATACTTGCCTAATGTAGCTTGCTGTGGCGTGCTGGCCATGCCTCCGTTTAGGAATACGCCCAGAGCTTGCGTAGTCGCACCGGATGGAGCTGTAGCAGATACGAGTCCCGCAATCAGCGTATCGAAGTAGCCGGCCGTAGGCAGAGTCTGAGCATTAGTACAGGTAAAGGTCTGCATGGTTAGCGCTGTGTTAAGACCGGGATTCAGCAAGACATAGCCAGATGGCGTGACAGCGCCTGTTCCAGCAGCTACGTTGAAACCGCCTGCAAGATCTCCAGCGAGATTGATGTTGCCTACGACTGTTGGTGGATTAGCGCTACCTGGTGAGAAGTCAATCGGGGTTGTGCCATTGGCCTCCTGGAAGTGTAGCTCTTCGATCAGACCTGGAACTATGGCAGAGACTCTGGCGGAATTAGCGAACTGTCCAGTCGGGAACGTTGGGTTTGTTGAGAATGTTGGAGCTGCTGCTGCATTAGTAAAGTTACCGAAGAACGAATTCGCAGCTTGGCTCGATAATGTAAAAGTCAACGCTGGAGTCGTCGTCGGCGTTGCCACACTCGTCGTAAACAACGTCGGTAGGTTCCCAGCCGTAAAGTTAGTGACCGTGCCTGAACCGCCACCGCCCGATGTGCCCGGCCATGGCACCCATTTACCCAAGCTCGAATTGAACACGTACAACGCAGCGGGTGTTGGGTTGAACGCTAGAGCTCCCTGAGTCGCAGTGCCGAGCAACGGCGTCCAGCCTGAGCCGGAGTTCACGTAACTCCCAACCGGAGCGGGAGTCTGCGCTGAAGCTGTAGCAGCAATCATCAATATGGCAAGAGCAAGGGCCAGGAAGCGCATAGTAAGTTTCATCGTTAGGTCTCCTAAATTTGATTGCTGCAGTGCTACATTGCCTACTTCAACTACCAGGTGCATAGATATTTCACAGTCAGAATCGCGCCAGGGGTATTCGCTGAAGCGTTGACTAAGTTGAAAGTCAGCGTGGTCGTAGAGCTGCCGGATACGACTACATCGATCCCAGCATAGTTATTGGCGTCAGTCCGGCCTGTGGCCATGCACAACATGCTAGCTGGCGGAACGTAAATAGGATTTCCAGAACCATTGAACGTTATGGAACCTAAGGCTCCAACGCCTCCGGCCGAGCTGAACTGAGAGTTCCATGTGCCGGCGTTAGTTCTGCAGGTACTGCTAAAAGCAGTTGGATTGCAGTTGAGGCCTGATTGCAGAAGAGTGGTGTTGGTTACAGTAGCTCCAGCTTGCAGAGCAGTGCCGCCGCCGAACAAGCCTGGTGCAGCAACGTTTCCTGTAGGAGCAAACGTAACGGCGTTCGGAACAGGACTGGAGCCGGCGGAAGCGATGGTCAAAGTTCCTGCATTTCCGTAGGTGATCGATAAGCTGTCAGGTGTGCCTGTGGTGTACGTGAGGCCTACGTTGACTCCTGTTCCGCAGATGCCGTTGAACGTCAGGCAGCCAATTGAGGTGCTGCTTGGGAACGAGGTTATCTTGATGTTGTGCCCAGGTCCGGCAGCGAGCGTGTCTGTCGTAGTTGTGCCTATGACGTTGATGCTGTTGTTAAAGAATTGGAACGGCACAAAGGTATTGGCGACATCGGTGTAGGCGATCGAGGTAGGCAGGTTCGCACGTGGCACGCGTGTCGTGTTGTCGAGCGGAGCGTAGCCATTAGGCTGGCCTTTCTGGCTGAGTGGCTGAGCAGCATTAGCGATCGAAAGAGCGAGGTTAGCTTGGGTCTGTGCTGTGGAGGCTGCCAACAGCGCCGAGTTCACGCCGGTGTCAACGTAGTTCTTGTCTGAGGCCTGGAGAGGCGAGGTAGGGTCGCCGGGCAGCACGAGCGCGCCGGTCATCGTGTCGCCTGCGCGGTTCACCTTGCCGTTCCAGTTGGTTTGGTCTGCTGACGTAGGTAGGTAGAAACCAGGAGCCGTAGCTACGGAGATAGCGGGAGTCGTCGTTGGGTTCGTTACAGACACCAGGAAGCCATTGGCTTGAATGCCTGAGACGCTGGTAACTGTGCCGCCGGCTCCGCCTGAACCTGCGCCGGCTGACACGGAGTATGAGTAGGTCAAGCCGGTTTGTGGTGTTATTTGTACAAGGTACAAGCCCGAGGCCAGAAAGAATGAGTAGTTACCGTATTGGTCTGTAGCTTGCGGGTTTAGGATCGGCACGTTGAAGTTTGCATCGGCGTAGAGCTGCACGCCTGAGATCAAGCAAGGATTGCCTATGGAGAAGACGTTGCAGACACGAATAACTGCGTTGGCGGCCGGCTGACCGCCAGGCGAGACTATCTGGCCAGAGATCGCGGCAGCGTTTGGTGCCTGCGCGTGCAGAGCCGCGGCCAGCGCCAGGCTCGTGATCGTGGCTAGAATTCTACGGAGTGTGGTCAAGACAGGCATAGCAGGTCTCTCGCTTTCTAAGGCGTTGTACTCAGCAGCATATAAAGTGTTATGCCACTAATTGTTATAGGAAACGATCGGTTAGCTACAGCCGTTGAACCTGCGATTCCAGCAGCATTGATCGAAAGAGGTTTGCTGAGATTCAGAGTTCCATCCTGCTGAATATCGGGGCCAAGCTGGCCATTATTGACAAAAAATTGCATTGTCTTTAGGGCGTTGAATTCCAACCTATTTGGAAAATTAACCGTGTCTACAGCTACACCGTTGAAATTGCCAGAACCCAGGTTCCCGCAACCTGTTGAGATCGTCAAACACAAAGAATCTAGGCCAGCAGAACCTCCAGGGACTAGACCTATTTGTGTAGTGCCTGTCCCCGCAAACACAGATCCTGAAGTGTTCAATTGAGTTGCATTGATGCCCCCGTTTACTGTAAATATCCCATTGGGGAACATGGTCACCCAAGTTGTACCCAGAGTTGAGAAATTCAATATCCCTGCCGGGGTACTTTGCAGCTGCCAGTCGTTGACCCCTGAGGCAGTTCCTCGAATGCTTATTGACGTTCCAGCCGCATTTGAACTTGAGAATATGGTATTTACTATGGCCGAGTTGAAGTTAGTCCAAGAACCGATTCCAGTATTGGTGGAGACCGCTGTGATCCCAGTAGCTTGACCGCCCGAAGCCTGTAAGAACGGTGTTCCAACTGATTGAGCATCATTCAGGAATCGCAAGAAGAAAGACCCGTTCAACCACAGCGAATCGGCTATATGATTATTGGTTGTTCTAGACTGGTCGTAGTAGACCACTTCCGCGCCCACGCCGGGATTGCCGACTAACGCCACACCAGTATTCGTGATGCTTGCTGGCGTGAAGTTGGCAGTAGCGTTTACTGTTCCCGCGGCTGTGATGTTTCCAGTGGCTGTGATTGTTGTACCCGCAATGACGTTTGGTGTGGTCGTGCCAATAGGCCCAGGCGCGAGCAGAGCGTTGTTGATTCGAGCTGCCGCAATATTGCCGGTGGTGATGTTAGCTCCGTTGATCGCTGTGATACCGGAGCCTGGTCCGACGAAGCCTGTAGAGGCTGTGATCGTAGTACCGCCAAGCGTAGTAAACGTTCCAGCCGCGGGCGTAGTGCCTCCAATAACGGTCCCGTTTATGGTCCCGCCGGTGATTGCAGCAATTGGGAACCGTGCTGGAGCAAGCGTGCCTGAGGAGATGTTCGAAGCGTTAAGCGCGGTTAGCTGTGATCCGTCGCCAGTGAAGCCTGGGCTGGCTGTAGTTGAGACGTTGCCGGTGGCTGTGATCGCGCCGGTGGAGACTGAGCCGGAGGTTAGCAAGTTGGCGATGGTTGCAGTAGTGGCAGTGGCGAGGCCTGTAACTGAGATACCTGCTCCGAAGTTCTGGCCGACCGTGAAAGTGTTGATGACGTCCGTGTAGGCGATGTCAGGTGGAAGCTGTGCTTGCAAGATATGTCCGCCAGCATCCAGCCCAGCATAACCATTAGGCTGATTCTTCTGGTTCGAGGGTTGGGCAGCATTGGCCACAGTCAGCGCAGTGTTGGCCGTCGATAAGGCGTTCGAGGCCACAGCCAGCACGCTCGCATCGCCATTGTCCACGTAGAGTTTGTTCGCGGCCTGAGTGTTGGTCGTAGGCTGGCCGGACAGATTCAGCGGTCCAGTCATCGTGTCACCGCTGCGATTGACCTTAGCATTCCAATTGGTTTGGTCGCCGGTAGTTGGCAGGTAAAAGCCTGCGGACGTAGCTACAGAAATCTGCGGCGTTGTAGAACCAAAAGCTACAGATACCGTAAATCCGTTGGCGGTAGTGCCAGTGACGTTCGTGACTGTGCCGCCACCGATCGGGACCTTGGTGAACAAGCCTGTGGTGGCATCGTAGGCGACTAGAGCCTGACCTGCGGTCTGCGTGATCGACTGCGGAAAGACTCCTGGGGAGCCGCCGCCGAAGCCGCCAGCTGCCCAAGCGTAGGAGTAGGTTATGCCGGTTTGCGGCGTCACCTGAATTAGGTAGAGACCGATGTTCGTGAAGAAGGAATAGTTCCCGTATTGGTCTGCGGATTGTGGGTTCGCGATAGGTACAGTCAGCTGCGAGTCAGCATAGAGCGAGACTCCAGTGGTCGGGCAGGGCGAGCCGAAGGCTGTTACGCGACAGACCCGGACGAGCGCACCCGATGCGGGCTGGCCTCCAGGCGACACGACCTGACCTGACACGGCTGAAGCATTCGAGGACTGAGCTGTAGTGGCCGGCGTGAACGCCAGGCAGCACAGCATCACGACCATAGCTGTGACAACAGTCACCAGGTTCAGCCTAGCGCGCGAATTCTGTCGATGCCATTCCGTCATACAAGCTTTGTGGACTAGATAGTTCAGTTTCTTGCCGCCGCCTGAATGTAGTCGGTCGTCACGTAGCTGGCCTGTCGGTTCCCAGTTGCCGCCGGTCATGCGCGACTCCTCGATGCCGATCCGGCCGCCGTTAGGGCAGGAGTCTAGAGCGCACTGGCCCTGCTGTTCCGCCCACAAGAGTTGTTTGCGCCGAATGTACTCAGCCCGGCCGGGTGGGTTATTCAAGCAGATCTCTCGGCCGTCATCGTAGCGGCGAGTTGCAGGTTCCTGCGGAGCCTGCCTAAACCTTTTGCGCATATACCGCATTGATAGCCTCCAGGGATTGCCTGATTTTGGTCGTGAGGTCCTGCGTGTGATGTGCAGCTGTGGTCAACGGTGCTTGGCCGGTGGCAATCCGCTCGGCTTGCTCCTCAGGGGACTCGTTGCCGACGTTGGCTGACCAAGGCTGGTTGGCTGGCCATAGCTCAGCGAGGGAAGTTACTTGCTGCTGCAAGGCAGCTATCTCAGCACGGAGCTGAGCCTCGCGTTCAGCCGCGCCTAGAGCATAGTCCAGCGTAGCAGCATTCGTGGTCAGGTTCTGCTGCTTGCGCAATACCTGCATGCGGTCATCCAGGCGCTGCTTCTGAGTAACCGGCACCTTGATATCCATGATGACCCTGGGCTCGACCAGAGCTTTGGGCGAAGCTTGCTGATTGCGCTGCTCGACCAACAACGCAAACTTGCGCATTGGCAGCGCGCGAGCTTCCTGGAGCCAGGCGTACTCGGCCCAGACGTTTGGATGGATCCGGGTCAACAGCCGAGCAGCTTCCACAGTCACGGTCGACATCTGGTCCATAGTCAAGCCCTCAAGGCGCTCGCCGAGGATCATATAAGTTCCCCACATGGACTGACTGAGGCCGAGGTCTTCCCGAGCTGCGTCTTCGTCGACGAAGCCAAGTTCCTGCCAGGCTTGACGTTGGCGCAGCTTCCAGCCGTAGAAGGCAATCTCGACCAGGGAGTTCCTAAGCTTAGTCGCCGCTGACCTGACCTTGGCGAACATCTCAGGCGACGACAGTTCGCCGCTGGCCATGATCTGCGGCTGTGGCTGGATTGGGAATTTTGTGGGGACAAGACTGGGCCGCCCCTGATTTGCAACCTGAGCGGCTAGACTAGACGTGCGGACTGGATCGATGAAGGCCATTGCCGCCAGTGTAGCTGGGCTGGCAGGGTTAGGGATAGAGTTTTACATGGATTTCTGAGGTTCCAGGCCTTAGCTCATGCGCTGATATTGATATTGGTTCAAGATAGACTGGTTGAAGTAGGCTTTTGGGCGCATGCCTGATGTGGCGAATCCCTCGGCTGTGAGTTGCGGCACCCCTTGATACGTGTAGACCGGACCTCGATTGAACGTTATGTATAGCGTCTGCGTATCGTCATCGTATTGGACTTGCTGGATATTGCCGCTAGGGTCAGTCGGGATCACGCGCATGTAGTTCGCCTCACCTAGACAACACAATATCATGTAAACTAGGTCGTAACAACATGCCAACTATTCCTGCTGCCGGAGCCATGCTACGTGAGGTTTTTCAAGCTAACTCTGCAGACGCTGCGGCAACTCCTGTCATTACCCTGGGCACTCTTGCTACGTCGATCGGCTGTTCAGTTACTACTTTGGTGCCGCTGGCGGAAGCCGGATTTCTAAGGCTGAAATCAGCGCCGCCGTTGACGAGTCAGAGTTATGTAGAGGTCGTGCCTGAGGCTGCGGTGGTCTGGCTGCGGTCCTGGATCCAGCCGGTACAGGCCAAGCCGTTGTTTAGTGCTGCGGATCTGGCTGATTTGCTGGAGGTCACCACAGCTGAGGTCGTGAAGGTGGCCGCACAGCATGCGATTCCGACAGCCTGGGAGCCGGGGCTGGGCGGGTTCACGTTCTCAGTGTTCGCCGCTCGGCAGCTAGTCCTCGCTGTCGTGCAGTCTCGCCAGATAGCCGTCGAAGCTCCCAGGTGGGACCGTCAGGCCATGCTCTGGCTTCTGCTCGAAGCTGATCCCGAGGCAGAGTTCCGCCAAGTCCCGTTGACGTATTCCGAAGCAATCGAAAAAGAGATCACCCGAACTCTGAGTCTGGAGGGACCGGCTAGAAGCTTGCGCGCTGCCGCTTTGATCGAGAGATTCGAGGATGCGCGACGACTGCTGGCGGCTGCGGCTGCTAGCCACGGCTCTCCGACCGACTCACAGCCCGCTTCTCAGCCCGGCCACGACGCTCCTGCCGACGAGCATGCGTCCGAGAAATACGCGCACCGGTTTTTGCGGCTAAGGCCCGTTCCTGCACCTTCCGCCCGTGCTCGCCCTTGACCGCAGCTTCGAGTTTGCGCGCTGGAATCGGATTGCCTTCCTTGACGCCGAGATCCCGATGCAGCTGACCCTTGTGTGCACCAAATGCTTTCGCCATCCATTTCTTAGCCATGATTAGTCTTCCTCCTCTAAGTCCTCTAGAGCTTTGTTGATGTCTGCTACAACGTCTTCAGCTGGACGCTTGACCAGGAATCCTTCGCCTGTGGTAGGCGACTGGCCAGCAAAGAATATGCTGCATGTGTCGCCGCCTTCATGTTCCTTGACAGCTACGACCTTGCGTGGCTGAATGCTGAGGTAGCCATCAATATCGATCAGAAGAGCCTGCTTGGTGCGAGTTAGCTGCTGTCTCATTGCGGGGCCTCTTCATCTTCATCCTGATCCTGGAACAATGGATTGCGCGATTTAATCTTGTTCTTGCCCTTGGCAGCTTCCTTCTCAGCCCGCTGTTGCATTCTAGTCTTAGAAGCTTCGACTTGTTTTGCCATCTCGTCGATGGAAGCTTGGTCGACATCAGGCTTGTTGGGAGTTTGCTGTTGTTGAGCTTTGTTGGCCGCAACTCCGGCACCGAGCAGTCCCAGCCACGGGCTCGGACGCTTGAGCTTGCCACGTTTTTCAGCTTCGGTGGCTAGCTGCCGGATCATTTCTTCGACACCAGTGCGCTGGTCGGCGGGTAGCGCCATAACCTTACGTAAACCTTCAGCAGTAGGCTTACTTAGCTCAGCGATCAACTTCGGCGAGTCCATCATGTTGGCGATGATACGCGGACCGAGTGCAATGCCAAGCGTGATCGCGCCAGTGCTAAGCGCTGTGGCTAGCGGGTGAGCGCCTGCGCCGGTTATCGATCGTGCCAGGCCTTCGATCAGGCCAAGGCCGCTGCCGACTACGCCTGCGATTCGATAAGGCGAGACTTCCCGCATCTTGACTAGCTTGGTCAGCATGTTCAGCTTGCTAAGTTCCTGGATCTTCTCAGGGGTCAGGTCGGTGATGTCAGCCTTGACAGGTTCAGGTGCAGCAGGTTCCGGCTTGTACTTGGGCTCAGGCACGGTTACTTGAGCTGGTTCGGCTGGAACTTTAGCTTGAGCTTTAGCTGTAGCAACTTCTGTAGGCAGAGCTTTACGCTGGCGGATCGTATCGCGCAGCTGATCGACTAGTTTGCCTGCATTCGGATCGTAATGCGGCGTCAGGCCGTTCGGCTTGCCGGTCAGCATCTGCCGTGCGCGGTTGGCCTCGGCTGGGTTCGAGTCAAGGAAAGGCTGTGTGGCGTTGTAGGAGTCAGCGGCTTTGATGCCAGCAGCTACAGGCGAGCCAGATCCCGAGGGACCTGTGTTCTCGAAGAACGTATTTTTATAAGTCTGCCAGTAGTTCTTGGCGCGAGTCAGCTTCGAGCCCGCGCCATACTCATCAGCCATATGCTTGATCATGGCGTCGGTTTGGTTCTTGACATGACGCAGAGCGTCGCGAACATCGCCAGCCATCTGGTATCCGCCCTGACGGATCGCCTTGCCGAGTTCCGAGCTATAACCCATCAGATGGTTGATGTCGATGGACTTCTCGGCAGGCGACTCAGCGTCACGAGCTGCATTGTAATTCTCGGAATATTCCCCAACTTCCTTCTGAACTACACCACGCATCGCATCGGTTAGAGTGGCATAAGTAAACTTGGGGCCAAAGGCCTTTCGCGCTGTCTCATCGTAGAGATTCGTTGTGCCAGCTTCTTCTTTGGCTCGGTTCAGGATGTCCTCGAAGATCTTATGTGAACCTTCAGAGCCGAGGTATTTGTCCTGGGCTTCGCCGACAGCTTCAACTAAAGGTGCCATCGGTTCCGTAGCATTGCCAACCTGCTTACGAACTGTGTCATATAAGGTATCTACCGCGGCTTTAGCCCCAGCTTGGACCACCGGCAGCCGGCGATAGATCCGGTCGCGCAGTTCCAGCTCCTGACGTGCAAGCTGACCACGAGACGTATCAGCCTCGGTCGCGTTGTTGGCCGTGTCGACTAGATCCTGATGAGCTTGGTTCGCAGCTTCCTGCTTCTCAGCGAGCCTGTTCTGGTACTCAGCTTTCTTCTCGATGTTGGTTTGGCGTATGTCCGCGATGTCGTTGGAATGCTTTTCGAGCGCGGTTTGGGTTTTCTCCGCAGCCTTAGCGGTCTCCTCGACGTTCTTTGCACCGGTTTCGAGAGCGATCTTGCCGACCGAGCTCGGTGAAGTGTTGACGATTGCACGTTGGCCAGTAGCTACTTTGTCCGCCACCCAGTTCTTGATCTCGGCAGGTGACCGCGTAGCTGCATGCAGCACGTCACCCTGGCCCTGAAACTCAGCAATCGTCCCGACCGGATCATCCAGCAACTTCTGTTTGATGTCTTTGAGCTCGGCCGTCATTTTATCCTTGGCAGCTTTGATCGTGTCTGCTGAGTCGTAGCCTTCAGCCTTGAGCTTGGCGATTCCCTCGTCGCCGATAATGGCACCGGTTACGCCGCCTACGACATCAGGGAGCTGCTGGACTACGGCTTTAGCTGTGTCCCAGGGATGGAGCAAGGCGGATGCCGCGCCGCCGATACGCTTCCGAGCATAGTACTCAGCAACGTTCTCTCCCCCGCCCAGCTTCGGATCGCCGTAGAGGAGTTTGTCCATGTACGTAACTTGATCGTCAGGCGTATTGTGCTGGATCGCAGGCCGGGTCAGGTAGCCGATCACGCGATCGCGCCAGCCAGGTTCTTGAGCTGGGACTTCCTGCTTGACGTGGCCGGCAATAGCGTCGTAATCGATGCCTGAGGTTGCAGCAGGGGACGTTGAAGGCGTAGTAGGCTGACTGGATGCCGGAGCGATCGGGGACGCAGCAGCAGCCGCCTGGGGGTTCGCAGCAGCAGCTTGCAAGTCAGTACCGGATGCATTGATGAACTGGTTGACGGAAGGCGCGGTTGACTTGGCAGCAGGCTTCGTAACCTTCACGGCCGGGTGCCCGGCAGGCAGCTTAGCCGGCGGAGGCACCGCAGCCTTCACGCCCTGAGCAATAGCGTCGTAGTCGATCGTGCCTGCGCTCTGGCCTTCCATTTACTTGTGCCCCGCTGCAGCTTCGGCTGCTTTGACTCGTTTGCTGAACTCGTCAGCTTGGGCTTGTGTGTCAAACGTATGCGGCTTGCCTCCAGCCATGACCGTAACCGGCTTCGGAGCTTCCTGGCCTGGGATCTCCGTCGATCCGATTAGCGGCGCAGGTCCACCTCCAGAAACCATACGCTGGTTGCGTGCTTGATAGCTTGCAGCCTGACCATTCAAGATATTCTGCGCATCCAACAGCTTCCTATACATCAATCCTGGCGAGTCCTTGCTCGGATCCGGCAGATGCTCCTGGACGCTCTTGATGAGGGCCATGTTGCGGCCGATTTTAGACCATGGCGCAGTGCCGGCAATCTTGATGAACGAGTTCCACTGATTGACCGCTGTAGCAAGTGCTCCTGGATCGATACCGAACTGGTACTGGCCATACTTGAACCGCTGGTTGAGCGAATCCATTAGACCACCCTCATCCTTGAACGGTGCAAGCATCTTGATAGCTTGCTGGAGAGGCGGACCAACGTCTTCCATAGCGTCCGCAGAGAGCCGTTCTTGGTTGGGCACACGCCCACCGACAGTCTGGCCAGGCTGAGCGATTCCACCAGTGTAAGGATTACCGCCCGCTGCTGGAGCTGAAGCTGGAGGCTGCTCACCACTTGGCTGAGGCTGAGGTGGAGGACTACTTCTAGTCGTAACTGGATGACCTTTAGCACTCAGCGAGGTAACCGAAACCTGAGTCGGCGTGCCTTGAGGTGTGTAGTTTGATGCAGGCGTGGATGCTCCAGCTCCTGTTGCCGGCGCACTCGGAGGCAGCCCGCCCGTCGTCGGCGGATTTGCAGGCAGAGCTGGAGCTGTCGTGTTCATCTGCCCTGGAGCATTCCCTTGACGCTGCTCTGGCAAGCCACTCGTCGGAGCGCCTGGGAAACTCTTTTGGCTAGTCGTCTGGACCTGTACCATCTTGACGCCGCCGTCGGGCTGTGGCACAGCGATCATATGCGTGCCGGTAGTGCTAGAAGCCTGAGCCTCGTTCCATAGTTTACGAGCTTCTAGATATTGCTTGGCGGTGGGCTGCGGCCCGTAGCCTGCAATAGCAAAGTCACCGAAGCTGCCAACCTTGGGAGGAGCTACGTTCGGCAGTTTGCTTCCCAAAGCACGGTACTTCTCGGACTTCTGGTCAGCAGTCAGCGTTGGGTCCGCCATGATCTGTCGAGCTAGAGCATCCTTAGCCTGAGCAAGACCTGAGCCTGGCTTACTCAGCATCGTGTTGAGCTGGTCTAGACGGTTCTGCTGTTCGTCGGTCGGATTCGGGACTCCACGAAGGTTCACCAGCTCGTTTTCGAGATGCTGCGTGCCTTGAGCGGTTTGTGCCGTTTCAAGACCGGTTTGTGCTTGCGTGCCTGCCGTCTGCGCCGCGGTCTGCACGCGCTGCTGATAAGCCGGAGTGAGGTACGGTGCGATCTGGTGGTACACCGGTGGACCGGTCTGCTGCAGGCCTTCATAGACTGCCGAGGAAACCTTAGCCGGATCTTGACTCTGGAACGCGCCTTGCAGCTTCTGCATGATTGATTGCTGACCGTTCTTGCCCTTGCCAGGCTTCTCGACATGCTGGCCATAGAAATCCATCATGGCCTTCCAGGACGTGTCTACACCTTCCTTAGCCTTGATGTAGGCGGGGTCGTCTTGCGGGATTCCTTTTTGCGCGAGATCACTGAGCTGCCCTGCAGCATTGTTATACAAATTCTGCAATCCGGTAGACTGCTGATGGACTTGTGCTGCCTGTTTGAGGTCATGCACAGCCTTACCTTGCATGTAGCCATGCAGAAGTTGATTGCCGAGGAAAGCTGCCGCGCCGAGCTTGCCCGAGCTGCCGAGCTGCTGCGGCGTCATCTGCGGCTCTGGCGGCAGTGGGTTCTCTATAGGCTGCTGCGTCTGTGGCAGCTGAGCCTGTTGATAAGGCTGTGCTGCATTCGGATCATAGCTGGGAGCATAAGCTGTGCCGAGTGGCGTCGGAGCTCCGCCCGGAGCAGCTCCACCAGATGCGGCGGTGCCCTCCTCTGCGGCAGCCGCGCCGGCAGCACCGCTAGCCAGATCCGCAGGAGAAATGTACGGAGGCGGTCCTGTCGTCGAATCGTAACCAGAAGTTGCTGCCATACTGAGCCGCCTATACCTTTCCTAGAAAGCTGTTGCGAGTCCGCTGCTGAGTGAACCTGCCAGGCCGCCAAGTAAGCCCAGCTGCGATCCCTTGCCTGAGGTAGCGTTCTGGTAGACCGAGTTGTAGCCTTGGTTGGCTGAACTCAGACCAGAGATTGCGGTGCCTGCAGAGGAAGTGGACTGGCCAACGCCTTGACCGGCGAGCTGAGCTAGAGCATTGAACGAGTTCAGGTAGCCCGAGCTGGCGGTCTGGCCAACCTGCGCGCCTTGGTTCACATCAGCCTGCTCCAGCGCCAGGTTCTTCTCGCCGCCTGCAGGAGCGTTGTTCATGATGTTCTGCTTGGCACCGGCAGTGGCGAGGTCGATCTGCTGCGTGGCCGGCGCAGTCGCTCTAGCTATAGCGTATGGGTCGCCTGTCGAGAGTGTCTGGTAGAAGTTTTCAGCCTGGCCGAACCCTGGGAAACTGGCATTGAACAGCTTCTGACTATTCGCTGATTGCTGTTGGGCGATCGCAGTCAGAGCGTCCGAATTACTGACGAGCGAATTCTGTGCGCTATCGGAGAGCTGCGAGCCGCCTTTTCCCACGTAAAGCCTCCTACCGCAGGCCTTGGAGCACTCCTCTAAGACGGTTCACGAAGACTTCTCGCGGTAGAGTGCTGATCGTGGCTGCAGTTAGGCTGCCGGTAGCATTGTCCAGCAGATAGTTCGGGATCGTGCCAATGTCCACGAAACCGAGCTTGCTGGCATACTTGGCCGTTAGCCTGTTGCCAGCGTAGCGCACACCGTGGACATTGGCCAAGCGAAATTCCTGAAAAAGGTAGGCTAGGCCTAAGAAGCCAAGGACGGACTGCTGTGGCGTACGCCAGGCTTCCTGAAAGAAGGTATAGCCGACGAACATGGAGTTGGAGGTTTTGTTGAACGAGTAGGTCGTGACTGCCGGAAAACAGAAGCCAAGCGTGTGGAAGTAGGGCTGGATGGCAGCTTCAAAGTCCTCGGGCAGGGGATCCTCTGGGTCGATGGGAGCTGGGTTCGCACGCCATTCGCCCAGGCTCAGCAGGCCTTGGTTGTGCAGATAGGCGCAGACTGTGTCACAGGTCAAGTCAGCCATACCGCAGAAGAGGTTTGGCAGGGAGCCCAGACGGCTGCGGCCAGAGTCTTTGGCCTTCTGCCAGAGATGTGGTAGGTAAGGTTGTGGAGTGAAGAATTCAGGCCGGGTGCGGTCGTAGGGCAGCACAGCACAGCCCTGAAATTGGTAGCAGTTGGCCGCGATCCACGACAGCGGGTCCTCGATAGCCTCGTCGGTGATGACGTCTGGGATGTGGACGTAAGGCAGTTCTGCCTTGTCGAGGTCGGCGAGGCTGATGTTAGGCATTTTCAGAGCTTCAGTCAGGAACTCTGGTAGAGGAGGAACTGCAGCAGCTACGTCATAAGAAGCTTCGTAGGCGGCCTCAGATGCAGTCGGCTGCGGCACGATTGGAGCTTCCTGAGCAGCAGCAGTGTCCATCAACGCCTGCGCCCAGCCTGGGATTTTGAGCTCTTCTACCTCTACCTCATCTACGTTGTCAACATCAGCCATGGCTAGCCTCAGACAATCCGCTGCGGTCCAGCTCCAGGAACGAGCAAGCCTGATTGTGATCGCTTATGCTGCTCCAACTGTTGCACGACATTGTCTAGGTTAGCTGCAGACTGCCAGATGACTCCAGCGATAGGATTGGCAGGGGTTAGAATGCCTGACTCAATGCCGATACTCAGCAAGCTAGACAATCCCTTAGCTATCTTGGCTAGAGCTTCTACACCCTGTTCTACGGTGAAACCTGGATAAAGCTTTATATCAATCAGCACAGAAGGCGTAGCTTCGCTCGGAAATTCCGTTACATTGTCAGCCATCTAGATCTCCCTTGAGGTGGTGCCAGTCAGCAGGCCTAAGTTCACTGAGGCGATATTACACGATTGCATGTATCGCTGCAATAGGAAGTTCTAGTGGCTGCTCAGCCTTGGTGTGGTGGCTATGGCTATGGCTGCTCTCCCAATCATCCTTCATCAACCGGATCACGGCATGGTTCTCGACGTAGTGCGTGTCCCAGAACTCCTCGGCATGTTTATGGCAGTAGTAGCCGTGATCGATCTTCCAGCGGACTGTGTTCGGGCAGTGCAGCCTGGTCGGCAGAATATGTGCGCAGAGTGGTTTGGCTTTGGCATGGCGACCGGCGGGCAGAACAGCAGAAGGCATGACGGCAATTGAAGCTGTAGCGCTCATGAGTTCAAGTCCGTTCTGGCGTAGCCTTTAGCACCCTCGTCTATCGCCTTGGATTCGATCTGCGGTGCGGCCCAAAACTGAAAATTAGTAGTCTGATCCGTTGAGATAGCGATCATGCGCCAGAGGCGCGGCTTCCAGGCGCGGAAAAGTTTGCGGATCACGAGACGGTTGTTCTGGCTCGGGCTGGCCGGCAGCGTAAACGTGTAGTACGGAACCGGATTGCCGTCAGCGAACAACCTGATTGTGATCTCGGCTGCCGAAGTGTAGTCGAAGTAACCCTGCTTGATGATTTTGGATTCGTCCGAGCCCAGCTTGATCCAGTAGGTGTCAAAGTTGACATTAGGGTCGGCCAGCATCGCAGCATAGACGTTTTCCTGGTACAGAATCGGTGCTGTCGTGACCGAGATCGTGTGTCGGATCGACGCTGAGTAAGCCTCGAAGCCGTCGCCTCCGCCTTGGTTCGGGAAGAACCCGGCTGGTTCGGAGACTATGAGCTGAACCTTGTCGCGTAGATTGCCAGTATTGATCGCAGCTAGAGGAATCGTCACCGGCGGTTCCGTATTGAAAATCATCTGGGTCAGCATGGTCTGCGAGAACGTATTGCAGTCGGTTTCGAGCATGTTCCATTGCTTTGGGTAGTGAGGCTTGCCGAGGTCGTAGAACGGTGACTGGATAATCATCTGGACAGGCAGCTTGGCCAGGGTCCCGCCGGAGTAACCGCCATCGTCATAGTCCTGAGTCAGGACCTGGTCCTGGACGATATAGTTCTGGCCGACGTTCGGGCCGGAGGCTAGGACTTTGGCTGCGAGTAGTACGTTCGTGTCAGGCTCCCAGAGCATCGCTGTAGCCGGCACATCGTCGTATCGGAATCGCTGGTAGACAGTGTCAAAAGCTATCCGGTACCGGTTGCCGTTCAGCGCCCAGTAAGCCTGATAGACGACATTGTTGTAGTACGCCATGACTACGGTCGAGACGCGTGCCGGGTCCAACACCGGCACTGGAGTCAGTGACTGCTGCTGACGGTAAAGGAATTCGATCGGCAGAGTCATGTAGTTGCCGTCCGCGCCGACGAACTGGCGGAGACCGTCTGTTGCGAGATACCAGACAGCGGATTCGGTCTGGCACCAACCGGTTGAGGAGACTGCGCCGTGAATTGAGCCTGTGGGTTGTGCTACAGGCTGTGCGCCACCGTTGATGATCCACCAGGTTTGCGTGGTGGCGACGAATAACGTGCCGCGCCAGTTGACAATGATCTTGATCGGGTACTGTGGCGAACCAACAGGGATGTACTGCTGCGGGCCAAAAGACTCGGGCCGGCCGCGTTTCGAGTAGTACAGGTAATGTGGGTTGTTGGTGTCGCCGCCAAGCCAGACTTGGTCATAAGCCAAGGCGCACAGGTTGCAAGGCATACGCGGAATCGAGTAAACCGCAACCGGCTCGCCGGCGTTGTGTTGCAGCCGGACAATAGCTGAGAATGTGCCCACACCGCCAGCGATCACGCGAGTCTGTTCGAGGTTGTAGCTGTAGCCTATGTCAACGATCTGGTTCGGCACGAAGTTAGCGCCGGCCTGTGAGACGGTTATGGTTTGCGGTGCAAAACCTGAGAACACAGAGAAGCCAGGGCCGACTGTAGCTGCCGAGAGCGACGTGATGATTGGAGCCTGCAGGGACGAGGTCACAGGTGGATCGTTGTCAAGGATTAGGGGAGCTGCCTGAGCCAGGACAGCATCCGGCACAACATCCTTGATCTGGAACTGCCCGCCGCCTACAATGTTGGGTATTTGTAGCAACTGAAACCAATTGGACGAGCGTACGCCGCCGCGTCGATAGAACCTGAGGTAGGTCACCTGTGGATCGTTGCTGTAGAGACCGGTTAGCTGGTTGGCCTGGCTGAGCACAATCGGCGCTACGAGCGAATTCACCCAGCCGTATTGTGAGCCACCGAAGTTCTGTATTGGTGTGCCATTGGACTCGGTGCCGGTAGCGTCATTGTAGTAGGTCTGGCGGTAGTCGAAACCAACGCCGCCGAAGCTGGTCGGACCATAGCCCCACTGCAGGTAGAGTCCGTTACAAGCAACCGTAGACGCGCCAATCGTGTTCGTGTCGATGATTAGTTCCCAGCCAGAGACGCGCGCCCAGTCAACGCCCGATTCGCCAGCTGTACCTACAGGCACAAAGTCGCCGCGGCGCAGGCGCACTGCGATCCAGGAGGTCGAGCCAGTGCCAAGATTCCCGGGCTGGAGCTGCGCTGTGGTCGAGTTCGGCGGCTGTGACGTGGTCAAGCCTAAGGTGTTAGCCAGAATCTGTTGTTCCTGAGTCGTGTAGGCTGTTTCGAGGTTCTGCACGCCAGTCTGAAAATAAGCCGGAGCAATATCCTTGTAATAGTAACTGGTGGTGTACTGGCTACCAGCGATATCGAACTGTAGGCGAATATTGTCAACCGCCGCAGCATTCGAGACGGCTAGCGTCAGCACGATCAGATCGTCATCTGTGACTTGGTTGTTCTGGCTGAGGTCGAAGTTCGCTGTGACTTTGACGGTAGCTTCCGTGTTCTGGCCTACAGATCCTTGCCAGGCATTGATAGGATAATTTGAAGCCACAGTCGGAGCCTGACCGTAGAAGCCCCAGACTGAAGCTTGTGGGTTGTACGGCACGGAGTAGATGTTGTTGATGATGGCCTGAGCTGGCTGTGTGCCCGTGGGCGTCATGTAACAGATGCCACCGGTAGCGTTCAGGAAGACTGCGCTAGGGAAAGGCACAGTCAAGGTGTTGGTACCTGTAGAAGTACCTAAGTAGTAACCGCCGATCAGCGAATTCGTAGTGCCCTGGATCGAGCAGTTGGTGGTGCCACCAATCGGGACACCATGTGGGCCGTTCATTGTGATCTGCAGTAATTGGTATAGCCCGCCCGAGAGGCCAATTGAGATCACACTGAAGATCGTCTGCTGAGTGACCACAGTCCCGCTGCCAGTGTTCGATAGCATGCCATTTGCGATTTGCGCCAGCGAGCCGACGTTCGCGTTGAACATCTGAGGAAAGTCTGTGACCTGGACGCCGAACTGAAAGTTAAGGGTGGCTACAGAAGTCTGATTCCAACCGCCCGAGAAGCCGGTTGTGGCATAGCTGTTACCGGCGGCAAAGCTGTCTACGAGTAGGAGGAGCGGCGCATAAGGGTAGGTGTTGAGCGTGTTCGGCGACGGGTCGATTCCGGTGAGAGTAGGTGTGCCCGCGCCCGTGTCCTTGATGGATATATTGGCGTCATAGATGAAATTGAACGGTAGCGCTGTCTCGAAGCAGTTGGTGACAACAGATTGCCAGGGCTGACCAGAGAGCCCGGTGCGAATCTGACTGAACTGGCCTTGACCACCGCCAGCTAGACGGTAGAGGATTCCGCCGGTATCGCCGGCATAGCGCCATGACTGGCCTTTGTAGGACAGGCGGGACATGGAGTTGATGGCGTTTAGGAAGGGATAGTTCGAGGTGCCGAAGCCTAGCGGGTCCCGGTTGATGATCACGGTGCCATAGCGGCTGGACATTATGTTCTCAGCACGTTCCAGGCAGTTCAGAAGGTCGAGGTATGTATTCGGAGGCGGCTGATCGGCGATAGCGCGGGCAGTTAGGCCATGCGACTGATATAGAAACGAAACCGGCGCGTAACTTGTGTCTTGTGCCATACCACATACAGCATATTGTGGTTAGCGCGCTAACTCAATAACCACTTGCGTTCCAACATGCATTGATGTAATGTGTAGTTGGGTTTATGTTTTGGTTCGATATCTACGCAGGTGGGTGATTTGCAGTCACTCACCTTATTTTTTGCCTGCGAACAGAACCCGGCCTTGCATCGCAGCCGCAGCTGAGCGGGTGTTGTCTATGTGCCGTTTTCGCTCAGCAATCTTGTCGTGATGTTTCTCCAGCCAGCATTCGATCGCGCAACACATCGAATCATGGCATGGTGTTACACCTTGTTCGTGAAATGCACACATCAATGCTTCGGGAGCGACCATCATAATCTCGTCTGGTCCTTGTGTGGTGTTGCCCTGCTCGTCGGTTTCCTCGAACCTGACCTTGCAGTGCACGTAACCGGTCATGCCGTCAACGGATTGTTCTAGTATTCTAAGTGGCATATGAGCTCCCTTTCTTCCTATAGTCTCGCTACGATCCGGTTGCCGTTGTTCTGTGCAATCGGGATCGTAGCGCCTGCAGCTGATTGGGTTGAGACTACACCGGATGAATCGACTACGACCACAGCGATCATAACCTGACCATCGATATTGGCTTCGAGACGGTGTTGCTGCGAGTCGGAGTCGAACGGGCCTGAGATGGCTAGGTTCTGGCTGGGGTATTTGAGGTAGACGTAGAAGACGCCGGAGGAGGTGACTGTGCCGCCTGAATTGCCTACCGGATCGGGAGCCTGGCCGAATTGGTTCCAGATCAATGTAGTTGACGTAGCTGAACTGAGGATGAATGTGCCAGAGTAGCTTGGGCCGGAGCCGGCACCGCCACCAACACCCGCAATCAACACAGATTGGCCTGCAGTTAGACCAACAAAAGTGCCCGTAGCTGTGACCACACCAGCAGCGTTTCTGTTGATCGAGACGATTGCTTGCGAGGTCGGAATCGGCACCGTCGCCGTAAACGTATTGAATGGAGCCTGTGAGCCGTCAACACGCAGGTGGTACCCAGCAGGGATCGTAAAGCTGACTACGCCACCACCCGCAGCTCCTGCCTGCACCGTTGTCGTGTTCGTCGTCGGCGCTGTGTTGCTTACTGCGGTTAGATAAGTCGAGTACTTCTCCTGCTGTTGCTTGCTGTTCAGCGCACGATAGGTCCGTAATGTGTGCGTGCCACCTGCCTCCAACTTCGGCTGCAGCACGCTCGCCGAGTAATTCGATTCAGCATGGCTCTGGCTGATAGCGTCCGTGGAGCTCTGGGGCTCGCCCACGTTACTGATTGTGCTGCCGCCTACGTCTACGCCGTTCGCAAGCTGTGCTGGGCCAGTCGTGCCTAGCACCGAGTTCAACTTCGTAAACACCTGACTGAAGATTGTATTGAACGTAGCCGGATCTTTCAGGTCGTCCGCAGTCAGCTGCGTGTACTGAATCGGCGTTGTGCCGGTGTTGGTGGCTACGGAGTTATTCGGATTGGATTGAAATGGTCCTGGCATAAATCACCTGGCGTCTAGCCTAGCCTAGCTATTCCCTTGCATGTTCAGTGGAGCTTCGACGAATCCGTGCAGGTATCGGTCGCATGCGATCACGCCCATGTCGAAGCGCATGCGACAGTAAGCAGCGTAGGAAGGTGACCGAGCCTCGCCGTCTTTGGTCAGTGCATACTCCATGGCCTTGTACTTGACGAAATGCAGCATCATGTCTGGCAGGAGGAAGCCATCCAGCAAGCCCAGGGTATCTGTGTCACGCACACTCGCCATGTACTCAGCGTAATAGTTGTTCATCGGCACTGGTGCGAGGCCCAGGCCATAGTTCCCAGCACGGTCTTCATACCAGAAGCCTGGATCCGCACCGCCATTGTTGAAGTACCATTGCGGATCGCGGTTGGCCACTTGCTCTTGCGTAGTCTCGTACAGCCGAGGGTAGAGTAGAACGTTTATCGTGCCTCCAGTCGATGAGGCGTTTGGTCCCGGCTGGCTCCAGATTACTTGGCCTCCGCCGGCAACTACGATCGGAAACAAGCTGGAGTTAGCTGTGCTGATTGAGTTGAAGCTGGGATCGGCTACGTCGGTTACGTAGATCAGTTCCTGTGATGTCAATGGGCATGGACCAGCCATCGTGGCCTGAATGAAGCCACCGAGCGTGCGCGTTATGGTAGCGATTGGGTAGGACACGCGGCCGACTTGCAGTGCGACTCGTTCCAACTCGATAAAGTTCTGCGGATAAGTCTGGAACTGCTGGCCGATATTGAACACGTGCTGGTCAGTCAGGATCTGATAGATGATCGGGCACTTGATCAGGAATTCGTTTTGAGCGCGGGCCACGTACCCTAGCATTTCGGTCTGGGTCCACAGTGGATCTGTGGGTGCCTGGGTCGGGAAGGTGGGCGCGAGGATTGTCTCGCCGATGCTATGTGCGTTCAGCAGCGGCTCGATCGAGACTTCCTTGGTGGTGTAGTTCACGAAGATCACGTTGCCGACTTCAGCGGTGGGCAGGTTCCAGCCGACTACGACTTGCGCGCCCACGTAAAATCCAGTCAGGTCGTTGACGCCGATCACGAAGCCGTTAGGGCCGCCGTAGCCGCCTGTGCCGAAGCCGCCGTCGCCAAAGCCACCCTGCCGAAAAGTCGTGATCGTAGCGTTCACGACTTGCTCGATTAAATGGTAGCTGATCTCCATAAGGAGGTCACATGGTGTGCGGATTCCATTGATACGAGCGGCCACAGCAAGCTCCTTAGGCGAGTTGTTCCAGCGTGAAGTATACGTTGTAGATCGGTGCAGGGCCGGTGTTGCCCTTACAGATTATTTGGATCTGCGTGTTGGCAAGAGCATGGATCGGAAACGTCAACGGGATGCGCGGGCTGATAAGCGTGTTGTGCGTACCGTCGGCCGACTGCCAGTTGACAGTGAACTGGCCGATTTGTTCGTTCGAGGAATCGGTGGTGAAGTTGCCACGGTAGATGCCGTCTGCAGGGACTGTATAAGCGTTGATGATCTGGTCGCCTTGTTGGTTGGGGACGAGGAGGTTGGCGACAACGGAATAGGTTGGGAGCAGGGAAATGGGTAGGACGAGCTCGACGGCGTAGTGGATCGTGGTGAGGTCGGTTGGGAGCGCGTTGAGCGTGGCCAGGCTAAGCGTTTGGCCGGCTGCGACGAAGACTGGGAGGGTTGCGAAGTTCCCCCAGGCAGTGTTGAAGGTGTCAGGTTCTGCGGCACGGTTCTGCAGGCCATCGTTCCAAGCTACCTGGACCTTGTTGAGGGTTGAAGCTGTGATGAGAGTCTCGTAGAAGGAGACGATGACAAGCGAGTCGATCAGGGGTGTGTAGATCGCGGTGGGCGCTAGGTTCCCGGAGAACTGGTTGAAGGAGCCTGATGCGACGACGGTGGAGGGTTGGGGCATGGGTTGGGCCTCGGCTAGTTCTAGTTAGTTACTGTACAAGTCAATTGCATAGTAAATAGACGCAGCTGGATCTAGAATCTGCGCCCCTTCAGTAGATAGCGATAGTGCGGTGCCGCCCTTGATTCGGAATGGCAGCGAGATTGATTGTGCGTTTGGGGCCACGGACAGGTTCGTGATCAGGACCGAGTTGCCACCGTTCTCGTCCTGCCAGGAGAACCGTGCATGCCGGTTCAGCTTGGCTGAAGAAGTCATGTAGAACTGCACTGCGACGAAGGAGTCGGTGACCGGCATAAAGAGGGTCGAGACTTGCAGATCGCCGGTGAAGTTGATGAAGGAGCTTTGGAGAATGGTTGAGGGGGATGCCATGAGGGAAAGCTCCTTTAGTTGTGGTTGGCGATACAAGTGATCGAAGCGAAGCTTATGGAATGATCGCCTTGGGTGGCTTCCTGTACAGTTACTCCACTAGGACTCTGAGAAGTAATTCCAGTAAGAACAGCACGACCTGATGTTGGATTGCCTGGGTCACTGGGGCCATTACCGGTGCAAACAGCCACATAATTGGAGTCTCCAAACGGGCCTCCCGTCCAAGTCACAGTAACAGAGCAAACTGAATATGAAGATGGCGTGGTTGTACACCCAATTGCCGAACCATTCTTGATTCCCGATGAGGCACTAACCGCTGTCAAGATCCGACCATCAGCGCCTACTGTAATGTTTGGAGTGGTATAAGCCCCAGGCGCAACTCCCGTCGCCGACAATCCAATATCCGTGCTCTGGTTCCCAGGGTTATTATTTACAGTAAAGCTGCCATTGAAGTTCAACCGATTCTGCTGCGGCAGCGAACTGTTAGCGAACTGCACAGTCTGATAGAACGGAGTCGGGATCAAGCTAGGCGGCAGCGTAGCCGAGTCAGCATACGTAGTACCATTCCCAAGCAGCAGATGGTTCAGCGGTGCCGTACCGTGTAGCTGCAGCCCACCCGGGTTGATAATGCCGTTGCCGTTGCCGACTATGTTTGAGTCGACTGTGATCACGCCGGCAGCGGTTCGAGTCAGGCCAGTGTCAGACACGTTCGCGCTGACGCCAAACTTGAGCGTCGTGGGCGAGCCGTAGACCATCGGAAACTGCAAGTTGATGTTGGTACCTAAAGGCTGCGCAACCTGTTGGCTGACTGTAGGCACGGACTGAATCGACCTGGCTATCGCAGCATCCGTGATCAACGCGTTGTTGTTGATCGGTATATCCCAGTTCAGGTAGCCATGAGGCAGCATCCATTCCTGGTAGTTTGTCGTGCAGGTTACTCCCCCACCCGGTACGCATGTCGACTGAGCATGTGCCGAGCCTACTACGAACGCGATCAGCAAGAACAACTCCAGCACCAGCAAGGCAGGCAGCCAAGCCATCAGCCTAGTCCTGACAACAATCTTGGTCATCGGTCACCACCTCCGCGCAGTTGCAGTCATAGTCTGTAGTGTCCCTCAAGTGAGCTTCAGAAGGATAGAGTTTTGGTTGAGTTTCTGCGGTCAGTCCTCGGGCGCGTCTGCGCTTGATCCACTGCTTGAGGTAGAAGTCGGTGGTTTTGGGCTGGTTCAGGAATTCGACTAGGACGTCGCCGCGGAGTTGGATGTTGTTGTGGCGCACGGTCAGGCAGTGGTGCTCGGCAGTGCGGTCGATCATGGCGCGGAGGGATGCTGGACGGACTTGCGGCAGGCCAAGGTTATTGGCAACGAGTTCGACTGCAGCGACGAGTGGAATATGCGGAAAGTCATCCAGGGGGTCAAGACGGAGCTGCTGTTCCAGGTATTCGAGGATGGCCAGGGTCGAATCGCGAGGGTAGCTACGAGTTGCCAGCAGCTTTAGCGTGCCACTACTCAGCTGACGTGTCACTGTCGTCACCTGAATCCATAGAGAACGATGAAGGTTGGACTGACTGAGGCTGAGATTGCGCTTCGGGAAGTCGATGTATGCCTGATGGGTCGACTAGGATAGCTGACGAGTGAGCGGGGATCTGGCCGGTTCGAGCTGCCATAATTGCCTGGCTTGCCTCTGAAGGCTTCCGGCCGCGCCGGGTTTTCTGGGTTTTACGGCTGCGGCTTCTGGTTTTGGCTGGCGGAATGATCTGCGGAGCCACTAGTTTAGCCTCAGCTACGTGCTTCACAGCCCGGATCCCAGACTCCTGCTCGGCTATAGCAGGTTTGTCTGCTGGCTTCGCGCCCAGCCATCCCTTCGCCATGCAGAACCCACACCGCTCCGGCCGAGGCTCCTGGCCGTTGCGCGCATTCTTGAAGATGACGCCCGCGCCGTTGCATTCATGGCATTTCTTCAGCCACTTGGTGCCGAAGCACATCGGGCAGGCGCGGCCGGGAAGCACGCCCAGGCACAAGCAGCGTTTGTAATTGACTGGAGGTGTGATATTGAGCTCTTCAGGCTGGGCGGAGCGCGGCGTAGTGAAAGCAGATAGGAGAGAACTCATAGCAAGGCACCTCGACTACAGGGTATCGTGTAAATGTCGTGTAGTCTAGTGCCTTGCTGTGGGTCAGGTACAACAGGTGGTACGGTTAGGGCTTCGGCATGTTAGGCAGAGCCGCGTAAGCGTCTTTGCTGAACGGCATGTTGGCGTTCGCAGCGAGACGGTCTTCGACTGAGAACGATACGCTAACGTTATGCTTGAGAGCGCCGCCGCGCACAGCTCCAACGTAAGCTGATGCCGAATTCATGGTGTTCATCAGAGATTTTCGATCTGTGCTGTAGGTCAGCGAGGAGTCCCTGCTGATATTCATCTTCGCTGCAGTCTTGATCGCGTCCTGGTTAGCTCCAAGGAAGATAAACTGCCAGTTGTAGGCTTCGCGTTGAGTCTTGACCAGGGCTGCAATCATGTCAGCGGTGTATTCCTTGCTGGCGTTCTCTTGGCCGTCGGTAAGGGTCAGCACGATCACATTCTCGGGGCGATCAGCGTCGGATTGTGCAGCTAGTTCCTCGCCGAGCTTGACGATTGTGGTGCCTTGGGCGTCGAGTAAGGCGGTCGAGCCGCGCGGTACAAACGTTTCCTGAGTCAAGTCAGTCACGTCTTGTAACATCTTCGTCCAGACTTGGTCGATCACGTCGTCGAACTGAATCAGCGATACTTTGACGTCGCCTGGCAGCTCTTTCTGCTTCCTGATGAACTCGTTGAAGCCTGCGACGGTGGCCTCGCGGCAGGTAGCCATAGAACCGGACCGGTCAAGCACAATAGCGATGCGCGTGTAGTTAGTCTTCATCTGAACCTTCTCCCTTGTTGGTTGTGAGTGCGTTCGCCGCGGCTTCGAGATCCACTTGGAATCCGGTCACAGAAGACGCCTTGAAAGAGCGTGCGAGTTTTGGGCCTGGGGTGCGATGACCGTTGTAGACATCGCTGAGATAGCTTGGAGTTATGCCTAGATGTGCAGCATACTGAGCGTTCGTCAGCTTGCCTTGGCTATCTTTGACCATGGTTAGGAATTGTTCGAGTGAAAGATAGGTAGTAGGCATATCTGTAAGATACGCTAATCCGCTAATCAGTCAACAAGAAAACCTGGAGAAGGTGAGAGATCGGCCTAGCCATACCGATTCACAGTTTTTTAGTCTGAGTATCCCCTCGCGGTTCGTACTCTCACCCTCAATCCAGGGTTAGTGTAGCAGAGGTTAGCGCAGCGTCGTCAAGGACATTGTGGTCGGCACGCCTTGGTGCTGGCTGAACAGGCGGTCATCGCGACGGTCTTCGATTCCAGTAGCGCGTTTGGCGATCTCTAGGTACTGTCCACGGAGCACATTGCCTTCCTGCGCGTCCATGCCGAGTTCTTTGAGGCGGCAGTAAGCCGTAGCGTAGAGTTCCAGAGCTATGTTCAGTTCCTCGTGGAACGGCGCTTGTGTGGTCGGGTCGAAAGGCCATAGCGAGGTTACCGGATGCAGGACGCCCGAGGCCAACACCTGAATCGGAGTATTCGGAGCCGGATGCACAAAGAACTGAGTCAAGCCGATCGGTCCCCAGCGCGCGGGTATGTCTGCCCGATCTGCGGTCCAGTCTGGCCCCCACGACGTCATCGTGTAGTCCATGGAATGCAGCGTGGTCTTGTGCAGCGTGTAGTTCGAGCCATGCATGTTGGTCAGGCAGAGTACGTTCGGCGGAAGCGCCTGGAAGCAGGTGTTGGCTGAGAGGGTTATAAGCTGGTTGAAGTACTGGACCGGTCGGCCGAGCAGCAGCATTAAATCATTGATCGCTTCCGCCAAAGCTGGGTTTACTTCGTACTGCTGCAGCCAGAATATGCCAGTAGGATCCTGCAGCCGCTGCAGAACCTGAGGAGCCAGCTGCGCTATGGTTTGAGTGACAATAGCCATTGCAGCGGGCTCCTAAGGTTAGATGAGGATGATGGAGGGTAGGTAGGTATCAGGAGCGGTACCCAGCAGCCAAAAGTGAGGCGTGTCGAATACGTTCCCAGATGCCGAGGAGCCGATGTCGAAAGTGCGGCCGGCTGAAGGGTCTACCTGGTCGATCAACGTAGTCGAGGTTACCGATACCGTTGGATCCTCACCGATGTACAACTCGCCAGTGTTCCCCGAACCAGCCTGGATCTTGATCCGAGCGCAAGGAATGCTAAGGACGATGAACTCGCCGATTTCGTGGCGGCGCGTCAAGCCTTGCAGGGTGACTACGGAACCTGCGATAGCGATCACCTGCGCTGAGTCCGGCGGCAAAGTCCCTGCAGGCGGAAACACCAGGAACGAATCCGAGATGCCTAGCATCACGCGGTCGCCTTTGCGGAAGTAGCTGACGTCGGTAACCGTAACCTGGACCGTGCTGCGGTTGCTGGCAGAATCCATGCGCCCAGTGTACTGGTCAGGCGTGGGCACAGCAATCGTAGTCGTGGTGGTGCCAAAAACCGGCTGCGCTGTCCCTGTTACTGTTTTGAACCCAAACCCACGTGCTGGCATTAGCGGTCCTCCTTTTTGAACTCAGACCGGAATGTCATGCCATTGTGACCGCTGCCGACGTTGTTGAGGACTTGCTCGCGCACACGCTCAGTCATGTTGCCCTGATCGTGAGCCTGATAGGGGACGGGATTGCCGGATGTCGTGATCGACATAGTCGGTCCCCACATAGGGCGTAGTTTACTGGGGTTCACGAACTCGTCTACCGAATGAGCATTCGTCGGGTACGGCACGCTCTCGATCGGCGAATCAGCCAGTTCATCCTCGAAGTCATGGCCATAGCGATGCGCGTGCGGGTACCCGGCATCTACGGCCTCACCCAGATAGCGAATTTGCTTGCGATTCTTCATCTCAGCCATGGCGCGGGAAAGCTCCTTGGGATGAGGTTAGGGCAGAGTGGAGGCCGGTGGCAAGGGTTTTCATGGTTTATTTGTTATTCGAGGGCGATGGAGGCGTTGGCCGTCATTATGCAGATTCTCAGGTAGCGTAATGCCGCGGTCTGGTCCGCCGAAGACTTAGTGTTCGCTGCAATCACAAGCGCCAGCTCCTTAGCCTTGTCACGAATCGCTTGGTAGCGTTGCGGCTGGTCATCTTTAGGCGCGTGATACGTGAACCAGTTCTCGATCTGAGACTCGATCGAGGGCGTGGCGGAGTACGTGAACGGTACCTGCAGCGGTGTATTGCTCATGGCTTCAGCAAGCACACCCAACTTAGCCAGTTCTTCCTTAGTGTTTTCGGTCATTTCAACCTGCCTTCCTTCATATCCTTGATCTGTTGCTTGGCGATCTCCGGGTACAGCCATTTCACATTGTCCTGGATGTTCCCCGAGACAGGCTGCGGTGGCTTGTCCCAGTTCTTCTGGTCCATGTTGGCTGCATGATGCTTGAAGTTGTAGCGTTTTTCAGCTTCGTGTAGCTGGCGACGTGAGGTCACGCGAACCTTGTTGCCGAGTTCGTCGGAAACGTGATCGAGTACTAAATCGTCGTACATTGTCGCGCCGTGGCCAGAGGTCAGCGAGTGGCGCGGATTGCTGCAGACATGGCAGGTAACGATCTTGCGCGCACCGCGGAACTTCATGGAGTAGTGCGTCGTTTCGTGGCTGCATTCGCTGCAGGTTTCTTTTGATCGTTCACGGGACATGCTATCTACCTACCCCAATCCATAAGGTGCCATCATTGGCGATGCTAAAGTCGAGTTGGCCTGTGGTGCCTGGTGCGGTTTGTAGCGGAGTACGCGGCCGAGTTTACGGCCGGTTGGATCGCAGAACCATATCCCACGCGCGTCGTGTTGCACGTAGCCGACCTTGCGCGCGACTTGCTCACCATAGATCGGCTGGCGGGTGAAGTTCTGCGGTTTGAAGCCGATGGTCATTAGTCGGCAGCTTCGGCAGGGGCTACTCGGCCTGGATCTGCACCGTTCCAACCGGCCATCATGTGCTTTTTGTAATGAATAACGCCGTCCGCGACGAACTTCAACACAGTCTCGAAGTTTGTAGCCGGCGTGGCGCCGAAGTATGGCCCCATCCAAGTCTGTTTTTCACCTTGGGTCAAGTCGGCCCAGGCTGGAAATGTCAAATCCGTGGCAAGATGGTGAGGATCCATCAGGCGCAGCATGCGAGCAGCTTCGTAGCCGATGCCCACTGCGTACTCTAGCTCGTACATCGTTGTGATATCTTCCTCGGATACTTGCAAGGTGCCGTCTTTATTATCTACTACGCTCATACTGTTTTCCCCTTTCGCGTGCGAGGTCGTGTATTGATCATAAGCGAATCCAAGGTGAGCGATGCCGCAGCCAGGCTCTTTTCGATCTTTGGCACGCAGGTAAACCCAGGCTCCTCACCGAGTTCGGTCAGCACGCGCCAGAGAATGATGGCGGGGTCACGTAGCTGGCCGTTCCAGAACCGGATGACTTTGTAGCCTGCTAGGTTGAGTTGCTTGGTGCGGCGCGCGTCGTTCTGGCGGGCCTTGGCCGTGCCGTGCACTGAGCCGTCGAGTTCCACAATCAGCTTCTCTTCAGGGAACAGAAAGTCGGCGAAGAATTCCCGGACGGAGGCTTGGAAGCGGTACCTGCCGACTGTTTTCGGGTGCCCGTCCAGCAGCTGCTTCATCTGCAGTTCCGAAGGCGTAGCTCTGGCCTGCAGATAAGTCTCCTTCTGCCGAACCGTCATCAGCTCCCAAAGTTCGCGTTCATGTTTGGCATTCACACGGCGACGGAGAATAGTAGCTGCGGTGTAGGCGTGTGACATGGTTGCATGTTACATGGATTGGTGTTGTCGAGCAAGGAAGATCGTAGGAGCTGTAGCTTACCGCCCGTAGCCGCCGAAGTCAGCTGCAGCCATGCCGTGATTGATGGCGTAGTTGGCATCAGGGTTTCCGTAGAGATCCGGTGCCATGGACATCTTTTCCCACTCATATATCAAATTCTGGCGGTACAGGTTCTCATCAGCCATCGCCATCATGATCAGCTCGGACTCGGCCTCGCCACGTAGACGGTTCGACTCGGCCGAATCGTAGTACTTGTTGAGCTTCGGTCCGCGGTAGACGAGAGCCGCTGCGATCAGATACTTGGCGATGATGTCAGACCTGATGTACGCCGGGAAGTTACTATTGTCGCCAGTGATGTTGGGCGGCTGAATGACGGCTATGAAAGGCAGCGCCTGGACGATCGAGGGCGTCGGCCAGAGCTCGACCATATACTCGCCGTTGACGCCCAGAGGCATCTGAGCAAGCGCGCGCGGCGAGAACGTATTGATCCGCCAGGGATCCAGCGCGTCCAGTGACTGCTGGTTGTAGCCCAGCTGTAGCCGCCACGCCATGATCAGGTTTTTGGCAGTGTGCACGTACTTGATATTCGGCCCGAGGTTGAAGTAGTACTGGGCGATGAAGTAGCCGATGCCGGTTGGGTAGCTGACTCCGGCCCAGGGCAGCTCCAGCGTCAGCGTCTGCGTGAACTGGTTCATGGCAATAATAGTCATCGGAGGCGTGTTGTAGCCTACACGGAACTGACGGCCGATGACGATAGGTGACCAAGAGGTGCCGATGCCTTGTACTGTAGGTGAGCCAGCGGTGAGAATAGCGGAGCCACCGATGATGTAGCCTTGGGTCGCTATCTGGCCGCGGACCATCAGCGGAAACCAAGCGCGCCGGTCATAGATCTTGCGTACGATGCCGTTCAGCTCGACATAGGCCGTGTTGGGGTCAAAGTCAGGGTTCCAGGACATAGCCTGGCCAACGACCTGGCCTGCGTTCTGCTGGTTGACGTAGGGTTGTGCGCTGGAGGGAAGAACTTGGTTGGATATGATAACTGGTGGCGCGATCGGCGTAAGCTACCCAACCTTCCTTCGATACCGGGCCCTAGCCCTCGCGTCCCGGCATGTTATACACATACGGCCACGCTTAGCTCCAACTGTACTCGATCTCAGGGCTCTAAGGTAAGTGTTTTCCTGAGTAAATTCGTGACCATTTACGCAATGAGTTCGGCGAGCGTTGATTGCCGCAGGGCATATAGGACTTCGAAGCATGTTTACACGGTGAGTCACCGCCTCCATATGATAAGGGTTGACGCAAGCTCGAACACGGCAGAGATGATCAAGCTCTAGACCTTCTGGAACCTTTCCTCGCATTAGTTCATAGAGGACTACGTGCCCGCCTAGATCCTGCCGGATAGCGCGATCTCTGATTTTGACTTTGGCATAGCCCGCCTTGTGCAAGCCTTTTTGCCAGATCCAGCATCCGGTCTCAGGGTCTACTTTGATACTCGACATCATTCGAGTGAGCAGATCCTGCTTAGGATATTCTCGGTTCTCATGTTGGTTGATGGCGGTGCAGGCACGGCTGCAAAAGAGCCGATTCTTATAAGGCTTGACGAAGAATCCCTTCCCGCAGATCTTGCAGGTGACTTCAATGTCTGGATAGAGTAGAGGACGGCCAGGCTTGCGCTTCTCAATATTGGATTGTGACATAGTAATCCAATACTACACTGATAAACTAAACCCAATCAGCCATCCGCATCTCGCGTGAACTTGATGGCACCACCGAAGGGAGTCGGGGGATGACTGATTGGGATTGCTGGTCAGGAGCCGAGGTGAACCTAACCAGGTTTCGTGAAGACAGCCGGCTGAGTTAGTAGCCGTATGCCATGATGCGGACAGTGCCAGGAGCAAGATTAGTTCCAGCAGCGGCTTCGACATTGATGCCCGTCATAGCCTTGAGCCTAGGCGGTGTCGTAGATGAATCAAACTCCCATCTGTAGCCTTGTGCTGGTGCTGTAGAACCAACTGACCAAGCGCCTCGGATACGTGCCAGGCCGAAGGCGATCGGCAGAATCGGATAGCCTCCAGTGACATAGTCCGAGGAAGCGAAATTAGCGATGTTTACTTGAACAATGCCAGACGGTCCAAGAACTTGTCTGGAATCTGCATCTTCAGTCCATGTGATAGCCATTGCAGTAGTCCTTTCCGAGAGCTAAGCTATAGCGGGGATTCGGGCTCTCAACCTTGGTCCCCGCTTTAGGAGTTAGCTACCCCAGAAGGTATCGCCGAAGTCACCGACAATGATGTCAGCAGTGAAGCCGCCTGTAACTGCTACGCCAACCGTCAGCTGACGTCCAAGAATCGGAGTAATGACAGCGGGGATAGCCGCTGCGGACTGAGCTGTGAATGGAGTGCCTGCAGGAAGCATCGTGATGATGTTGCCTACAAGTCCAGCTGCCGTGCCGATAAGAGCACCGGAGAGGAATCCGCCAACCTGAATCCAAACGCCGCTGCCATTCAAGCTGGGAGGAGCAAGTGGAGTATTGGTTGGGTTCGCAACAAGACCAGCAATGTCGGTCGTGTTGGGCAGAAGCCAGCCTGCAACGAAGACGTTGGCGATGGTTGCGGTAGTAGGCAAGGCAACGGTTCCACCCATGGCTTCAGCGAACACTGGAGTCACAGTCGTGAACGTTGAATCCTTCCAATAGACAGGCGCGGGAGCTACAACCGGTGCTGTGGTAAGCAGCGTTGGGTTGTAATAGACATACTTGAGTACAGCTGGCGACCCCAGACCAGGCTGCGTGCTTGGCAGAGCCTGATTGATCGGAGGCGCGTATAGCGTTCCGTAGGGGTTCTTGCCTGGCTGGGCATCCAGGATCGTGCGCGGGTTACCACTGGTCAAACGAACATAAGGAGTGTACATAGTGTTGCCTCCGTGTTGGGTGATGCTGCCAGACTTTCGGACGCTGGCGGACCGGTTGCGATACGGAGGCAGAAGCTAAGTCGGTATTGCTACTGACCTAGCTCCCACCCCTTACTCTTAGGTGTTCTGTACAGCCGACAGCACGAAGCTGACACGCGGTTGGCTATTGACAATGTCCCCGAGGAACATGGTCTGGCCAGCGCCGTCAACAGAGTCAGGCAGTTCCTTGAAGCCGGTGAAACCGAACTGGAAGAGAGGATCCTCGACCACGTAGGCTTTGAGGAACTCGTCGCGGACGCCAAATACATAGCCGGGGCTGATGTATTGATCGACCATGACGCGCTTGTTGCCGTAGAACTTCAGGGATGTCGGGCCGAAGGAGGTCGTCCCTGGATCGTCATCCATGATGCGCTGCGCCGGGAACATACGCATCCACAGCGTGTCCCAGATGTTCTGCGTGGTGAAGACCAAGTTCGGCTGGATGTTACCGAAGCTGCCGTTACCGATCGACTGCTGCAGGAGCTGAACCGAGATAGGAGCGTTCACGACCTGAGCATAGCCATTGATACCAGCGTTCGGGCCGGTGCCAATACCTGCACGAGCCAGGCCGCCGTATTGCGGATAGGTCGTGCCGTCATCGTTGGCAGCCAGGAGACCGTCGAGAGCATTGACGCCTGAGACAACACCCTGACCATCACGGAAGGTGTCCTGAGCGAGATACTGCATCATAGACTGATACAGGTTCGTCATCTGGACCTGAACGTAGGAGAGCGCTGCTGCCTCGCCTTGGTTCAGTGCGATCCGCTTACGGCTGAGAGTAACTGAGGTGTAGTACTCCTTCGGCTGGAAGACCATCGCGGTGTCGGTCTCAGCTGCCGAGATGTCGAACGTTCCACCGTCAACAGTAGGACCACCCTTGAGAGGTGCGTACTGCAGAGGTACCTGAATGTTCGTACCCGAGAACACTTCGAAGTTGCCTGGACGAAACAGGAACGGGAAAATGGTGGACACCTTGAAGTACACGTCCTGAATCGTCGGCAGGATGTGTTGATACGTGATCGAGGTGAGGTTGTCGTAGAGCTGCTGGTTTCCCTGAAAGGGCATATTCGGTCCTCCGAGTTTTGCCAGCGGCTTGAGGCGGCTGGTTCTAAATTTTGAAGCTACAACTTTGCTGCCTTACTGCTACTACGACTGCGTGGAGCTAACTACTTTCAGCCGACTCAAGCCTTAGCGATGCTACTGCTATTTAGGCTCTCATCAGTTTTCTGAAATCTGCGACCATGGCGTCCTTTTGGTCGCCGGTCATTGAACCTGGTTGGTCAGTAATGCCTGTTACCTTGGCATTGGCCTGAACCATGCGGGCCAAAGGCGTATCGAGAGTAGAGAGTGTGCCGGGGACGTTAGCCGTAGCCCGAGCTGCAACACCTTCTTCGATACCGTCCTTGACGCGCTTTGTGATGCGGTCTTCGCTGACGAAAGCATCGTGCGCCTTGGTCATCGAAGGAAACTTGCCTGCGTTCTCGGGAGCGTTCAGAAACTCCTCGAACTTGGTTGTGTCGAGCTCTGTACCGAACTCGCGGTCGTGGCTGCGATGAATGCGGATCAACTCGTCGCTGCCCTTGATGGTTTTGCCGAGCAGGCCTGCTTCGAACTCAGCAGCTTTGCTATTGAAGAACTTCTCAGCCGCTTTCTCCATGATGGCCTGAGCGTCAGCAGACTTGATGCGCTCATCGATTTTGGGAATGTACTCGTCGGACAGGCGCTTATCGATCTTGTTCATCAGGAGATCGAGCTGAAGCTGGATCTCGCCTGCAGAGAGACCACCGCCGGTGCCTGTGCCAGTACCGGTTGTACGCTCACCGAGCTTAGGCAGCTGGGACTCGTCGCCACGCACAAACGCATCATACAGCGTAGCCTGAGCTTCAGCCTGCTGCCGTGCATCCGGGTTGCGCTCTACGAGTTGCTCGAACACTGCTTTATCCTCAGGTGTCGTGAACCGGTTCATCAGATCTTGTAATGCTGCTGGTATAGCCATTGTGTTTCTCCCTTAGTGCCGGTGCGGGTTAGTGGTGCGTTAGACTGCCTCGTTTGAGTACCTATGCTGCTGCTGCTCCGCCGCCTGCGCCGCCCGATCCAGTACCCAGATCCGGTGGAGCGCCTACGGTTTGATCCGCGGTTGGTGTCGTGCCTGGAACCATGGAACTGTCGAAATCTACGCCCATAACCTGCTTGAAGCCTTCCTTGAGAGCGTCCGCTGCAGCTTGGGTGTACTTCGTAATGTCCTGACCTTTAGGCTTCATGCTGCCGATTGAACCCAGCAGAGCAATCAGCTTGGTTATGGTATCGACGTAGTTCTGCGTGTCCTTGTCGTTACCGCCGCTGGTTCCAGCCGTTGCAGCTTGATCCGCCGGCGAAGTGCCCGGTCCACTCGACTGCTGCGCCATCATCTGACCCTGTTGGGAGTAGATACTTGGCGGTGCGCCGTTCTGTGGTGTTGCCGTCGGTTGAGCCATCGGTCAGTAGCCTTTCGAGTAAGTCAGGTTGCAGTTGAAGTTTGCTGAGGCTGAGGCTGAAGTCTTGCTGTCAGCCCCTACCTGCAAACTTAGTGGCTCTTTGGCTGATTCTTCCGGTTGTCATCGATCGAATCCTGGAAGCAAATATCGCGCTTCGGAACGAGCGGTGTTGCCGTGGTCGTTGAGCCAGCCAGTTCGCCGAAGTTCACGAACGTGCCCTTGACCATGGACGGCTCAGGAACTTCCTCGCCATAGCTTGGCTTCAGCTCGGGATCGTCTGGGATCTCGTGGCCGGCATTGATGGAGTGGTGAGAGTGGCGTGCCATCGGGTAGTCTCCTTAGTTTGGTTTTGGGTCCCTGGTCGAGTTATCGATCAAGAACCCGATTGTTTGACGGTTGAGGCCAGATCCGAAGTTCGGATGCCTAAGGCTTAGCGCTTCTTGCGCTCCGAGGTCTTACGCTCGTGACGCTTCTCTTCGCGCTTTACCTTGTGCTTCTTCTCTTCGCGCTTGTGCTCCTCACGCTTCTCTTCTTTAGCTTCATGTTCCTTGCGCATCGGGTTTTTCTCCTAGAGGGTACGAACTAGCGATGGCCAAAACCACTGCTGTCATGGCTATAGCAACAGGCATGCTGGGGTTAGGGCAATGGTTTTTAGGGTTTTTCTGAGGGAGCTACATGAAGGCGTGTAATTTAGGCGGGGCGAGCTTGCGGCGAGCTTGCGAGCCAGGCGCAAAAAAGAGGGCCTACACTCAATAGGCCCATCGCAGAATAAACATTGGCTTCCCACAACACAGGTAGAGTAGCACACGAGCGAGTGCGTGCATGCAAGATATGTTATTTGCGATTTACTGAGCGGACTCCGGCTGTGCGTTGTTTTGGGATCGCAGGGCCGCCAGCTTTGCGTGGTTTCGTGCCGCGAGTAGGCAGCTTTTTTGAGGGCGCAGTCACGCGCGGTGCGGTGGTGGCGGAAGTCGAGGAGTTGCGCTTGGGAGTTACGCGCTCAGGCAGCTTTTTGATATTGGGCGTGGCGGCTGCCCACTCTTTGGGCATGGATTTAGGGATTTCTCCGCGAGCGGCAGCAGCAAACATCCAGCGTTGCTGACTTTTCGATTTTAGGGGCACGATACTACCTCCTTAGTGCGGTCCTTGTGGTCCTTGTTTCGCCTGCGCTGCGGCTGCGTTCGCCAGCATCGCCAGCTTGAGCTTGTCCAGAGCCTCTTCCTTGAGCTCTCGCTCGTTCTGATCCATGTCAACGTTCGCATCAAGCACCCGGAAGAGGTTCTTACGGCTGAGGTCCCCAGTGCGGCGGAGCACAGCAGCCATCTGAACCCTGGTTTCCTTGTCAAAGGTCAACGCAGAGCCTGGCCGGATCGAGAATTGGAATTTGCGTACTACTTCTTCAGGCCGAGTACCGGAGTGCGTGTTCAGCATGGACCCATACAACGGCTGGAAATCGCTCGGCATGATGCCATCCTCGCCGAGGATCGCTACGCGATGGCCGACAGTGTAGAACTGCAGCATGTTCGACATGACGAGCTGGCCGGCTTTGGTCATGAAACGCTCTAAGGCGCGGCCCATGACACGGACGAGGGCCGAGCGCGAGTTGTTGATGAGTTCCAGCGAGTCGTGACTGGGGATTTGGTCCTTGGCTGCAGCATCGTTGATCGCGGAACTGCCAGTAGACTTGTCCATTTCGTCCTGAATCATCTGAGCGAAAGGCATGGCCAGGCTCGGAATCTCAGGCTGCGGCCGGAATGTAGGTGCACTGCCGGAATTCTGATTGAATTCGAGCTTGCCGCCTGAAATCGTGGTCGAGATATTGTCCAGATCGCCTCGGGAGACGGAGTTGCGAGGCGCAATGATCGTTGGAGTCAGGCCAGCCTTGATCGTTTCGAGCAGGCCGGACATAATCCGGTTAAGGACGTCCTGCGGGCCTATTTGGTTGCCCATAACGGACATGCCTTCAGCCGCCCACGGACCCTTGAGGGGCTTGAAGTCTACGTAGGGATGGTGCTGGTTGTAGAAATAAGGGTTGCAAGTGTCGTCCAGGACCTTTTTGCCTGCGGTGACGACTAGCCGGCCACGTGGGTAGAGCGGCTGGCCAGGTGCAACCTTGTAGCCCCAGTTGGCCTTGGCTGGACCCATCTGAATGGTCTCGCCAGTCTCGTTCAGGCTGGGGTCAAGCATCCAGAACTGACGCATCATCGCCATCGGATAGAGTTGCTCGGAGCCGTTCGCGCCACCGGACTTGACGCCCAGGACGCGGCGCATCTGCGGCGACAGCTTGGACCATTCGGCAGAGGAGAGGCTGGAGGGGCGCATCGGCTGAGCGAGCGCTGTGATACCAGGCGCTTCGGGCTCGACGTCGCGGGCTAGGTCGCCATAACGGCGGATCAGGGATGCGATCGAGACTAGGTCTTTCTCGATCACGCACTCGGATTTCTCTAGGCTGCCGTCGCCACCGAGGATAGACAGCTTCATCGGATTGATCGAGATGATCTCGGTGTCGCCGTAGCCGCCTTTGAGCTTGGGGTTCCACTGGACTTTGCCGAAGCCGCGCGCCAGGAGTCCCATGCCTACGATGTCTTGCAGGGCCTCGGGATAGCCAGGGTCGGTGGCCCAGAACTGCAGAAACTGTGTGAGCTTGGCCTGGATTGTAGAGAAGTCGTTGTGTCGGTCCCAGACCTTGATCTGAGGCTCAGGCTTACCTTCGGTCAGCAGGGAGACGAGCTCCCAGTACTGCCGGAACATGTGGTTCGTGACGGGGCGCGCGGAGCCATATGCGGTCGGGCGATTCGGCCACTGATTCCCGCACAAATATTGGATGATCTTGGGAAACAGCTTCAAGGCAGGCGACTGCGAAGTCTCTTCTTCGGCCTGGCGGACTGCTAGCTCTGTCCAGGCAATCACTTCGGCTTCGAGTTTGGCTGGCGGTATCGTGCTGAACTTTGGCATGCTGTCTCGTGTCTCGCAGATCCTGTTGAAGCTTCAGAGGTAGAGTCGCATGGCGGCGCGGTGCACGGCAAGGTTTTTAGCTGGAAGTTTTTGGCTGGCGGTTGAGTACTCCTACCTGCGGCTTAGATCTTGAGGCTTGGCTATGTGCGCGATTGGCGAGACAGCGCCTGCAGGGAGCGGCTTCGGCCGAGGCGGCGGTAGCTGGTTGGAGGTAGCCTGCTGCTGCTGGTGATAGTACTCGGGATCGTCAGGGTCGATGATCTGGGGGAACTGGGTCTGTGGGGGCAGAGCGAGTGAGTCGGGATCAATCGCAGGCTGTTGGCTGCCAGTACCTAACAAGGCACCTAGAGCACCAAGACCGTTGGTGGCCTGCTGTCCGCCGCCAAGTGCGCCGATAAGCTTCAAGACGGGTTCCAGAACCTTTTGCTGCATGCGTGCCTCGTCCAGGGACTTTTTGACCTCGATATAGGCTTTGGCCAGGCCTACGATGTCACGGCCCTTGGTAATCGTCATGTTCAGTTCTTTGCTGAGGTCGGCGAGCTCGCGTGCGTATTGGCCTTCAAGCAGGACTGTGTCGTCATCGACGAGTGCGTGGAACAAGGCGCAGAGAGTTGTTTGGAGGTTCACTGGGAACTTGGACTGGAGCGTGGCCAGGTCGCTCGGGTAGATCCACATCGGCTGTGCGATCGTGTTCGGGGGCTGCTTCTCGGCCATAACCATCTGCTGCATGCGTGGCTTGCGGGCCATGAGGGTTTGGTACTCCCACTGATGCTTGTTGACCTGGCAGAACATGCCTTTTTGCTCGTTGATGATCAGCGAATCAATACCTTGACGGTCGCATGCGGGACAATATATGCCTGTGTGCTTGGACATGTGGTTCCTCAGCTACACGTTATCATGTAAAGCCGGGTGAGGGAAGTAGGTTCAGCGTAGCAGGACCGTGCCGTGACCAAGGCCGCCTGTCAACAACTCGATCAGCGCTACGAGGAAGGTGATGGCTACGATCAGGCGCACGATCCAGACGAACTGAGGCGGGATCGGAATCAGGCTGACGATGTAACTGATGATGCCGAAGATAATGAACAGGATCAGGAGCGAGATCAGAAAGCTAAGCATGGCTAGAAACCTCATGTGGGTCGGATGCAGCGTGCGGAAGCTGGGTTGGTTATTGACATGTTACATGAATCGATGTAAAGTCGTGGCATGTTGAAGCCTTCTAAGTCCGATGAAGTCCGCCCAGAAGTGCAGCATATGATCGATCTGCATCGCAGAATGTCGTTGCTGGGCGCGGAGGTAGACCGCAGCAGGCATGACAATATGCAGCATCTAGAAGATATCAAGGAAGTTGTGTTGACGATCCAGGAGTGGCAGAGGAAGCAGACTTGGTGGGCGGTGGGCACAGTACTGGCGTTTGGCGTTGGTCTATCGCCAGCGTGGGCTAGAGAAGTAGAGATTGCTTTTGGTGGGACTGTACTGGGGACAGGACTTCTGATATGGATCCTTATCGCGGCGGTAGACTTCATCAAGGATGCCGTGCAGCACCGTAAGGAACATAGGGCGGCAGAGCCCGGAAAGGCAGGTCAGCCATAATGTTTTTTAAGGTTCCGATGATCGACGGTGGAAAGGTGGACGACGAGTGGGAGTTCGGCGAGACGAATGGGTCAGATGGTGATCTGGAGTATAGGAACTACTGGAGTTTCTTCGCAGGATGGTTTGGGGCTGGATCGATTTTACTCGCTCTTAGCACAGCGCTATGGTGCTTTGGGTTCCGGCCGGTGCCGAAGTGTGTGGTTGTGAGCGCCAGTACTGAGTACCGATACGAGTTCGCATGGGTTGCGCAGGATGGTAAGGAGTGTGGTAGGTTGTGGCGCAATACCGATGGTCCGCTGTGGCATGCGCAGCCGAGCGGGTTCTTCTGGCCGGACAAGGAATTTACTGAAGTAGGCAATGCTTTCCGGTATATGAACGAGCACTGTGCCCCGATGGGGCCGTATGCTGTGCAGATCCCGGAAGAGGGTAAGCCAGTGGTCGAATGGAATTTCCGCGGCGACAAGGTTCATCCGCGGGCGGATAAGTAGATGAAGCGCTGGCTGCGTTGGGCGAAGGCGTTGGTGGGTGATATCAAGTTCGCCTGGCACTATCGAGGCTATCAGATTTATGTGGAACATTTTCCAGTCAGTGCGTGGGTGTTGCGGACTTATATCAGACGTCATGGAGAGGTTGATTGGTATGCGATACGGAAAGAAAAGTAAGGCTGCGGAGGTTGCTGAGGCTCTGGAGTTGGAGAAGACTCGGCTTAGTGATAATGCCGCTGCGGCTGAACATGCGCGGCTGATAGAGAAGGATGTGCTGAACTTCGCCAAGGCCAAGTCTAGCGGCGTAGTTGAGTATTGGACTGAGGCTGAGAGAGTAGCGCTGGAGAATGCGTTGCGAGAGATGCACGGCCGCGAGCCAGTATTCGGGCATGCGACTGAAGTCGGGTCATATCCAGTTGAGTTCGGCGACCATTGCCCGGCGTGCGTGTTAGGTCAGAGCCTTGAGAAGGGCGAAGGCACGCATTTAGAGGGGACTATTGAGTATCCTGATGTGCCTGATGCTTTAGCGGATCTGAATCCGAGACCGTCATGGTGGACCGAGAATGTTGCTGCTCAAGCTGAAGTTGCGGCGGCTGCACAGAAAGCTCGTGCGCAGGCTGTTCGCCCGCTAACAGCCTCCGAGATGAATGTAGTCTACCAGATTCGTAATGCTGTTGAAGAGTACATGGAGAATCAGAAGGTGATTGAGATGTTGTCAGGGGTTGGATCCGGTCAGACTGGTGCAGTAGGCCGTGCAAAGCCAGTAGCCGATCTCGCCGATCATGGCAATCCTTGGAGAGAAGCTGATGAGCTGCGCGCTGAGGTGCAGAAGCTCAGACAGGAATTGATGAATGCAAAGTCTGTATCAGCAGCTCGGCAAGCTGATATCGACTACATGACAGTCGAGCTGACTAGACTGACGAATATGCTGAAAGCGCCGAAGGCATTGCTAAGGGAGAGTTGACATGATGTTGATAGTTGCAGGTTTAGTAGCTGGGATGTTGATGCAGGCCAAGGCAAGCTCAGATCAGATAACGCTTGCTGAAGCCAAGGCCGCGGGGAACGTGATCTATTACGTAAACTGTGCGACGAACGAGGTGCTGCCGAAGGGCAAGACGTCGGAGTGTTGGTTTGCCAATGACGGTACGGTAGCAGTGCCTGCGCCAGGCTATGTTGCTACACCATTCTTCGGGGGAGTTGATGATCGTCAGGTTGTTATAGGTACGGAGGATAAGCCCACGCCGATTATTATCGAAGGCGGCAGCTACGGCGGCATGCCGATCACGGTGCCGAAGGGCAGTTATGTTGTAGTGATCACGCCGCCGTCGTCTCAGTCTAAGATCACGATGGCTCCAGCTCCTGAGCCGAAGCTGCATGACTGGAACGGCCAGCAGTGGCAGGATCACGGCATGCCGAACTGTCTCAATCCAGATTTTAAGAATGGTGGCAATCAGCCTTGTGTCACGTATGGGCCTGGTCAGGAGCAAGGTGGTTTCATCGATCATGGCTATAGTACTTGCGTTTACCTGACCGGCAAGTCTGATCCTTGCATACCGATGGGCGTTGGTGGAGCGCCGCCGCCGCCGCAGATTCCAACAGCTACGATCACGGTCACTGCTGACAAGGCTAAGTCGCTGCTGACTGTGGCTGTGGCGTGCCCGGCGGGCTACATAGTCAAGATGCCGTTGCTCAAGGAAACGCCATCGGACAAGAACGTCGCTGAGAGTCTAGAAGCTATGTTCAGCTCGACATGCTCGAACTCAGGAGGTGTGCGCGCGGGCGAAGTGACACCGACGATCACGTATACGTTGGATCTCTGGAAGACCGCACTGGAGTGGTCGAATCAGCACTGGATCGATACGAATCTAGGCGGCAGCGGTAAGCCCAAGCAGAAGGAGAAGTGATCGCAATGTTGCAGCGAGTCGTATGGTTGTTGTTCGGCAAGCCAGGCCAGTTAGTAGGCAGTAGGTACGAAGCTCTGAAAGGGTTAGTAGGGGAGCGGTAACGCCAATGGCCATGATGGATCTGACTAAGATTCCGATAAAAGGTGTGACCTGGTTTGAGGCGCATTTCAGAGTGCCTACTCCTCGTCAGCATGTGGGAGGTGCTGTACGTCCAGGCGCTGATATCAACATCGCTGACGTAATCTTCGAGGATAATAGTTACGTTCAGTTCGAGTTAGTGCTGTATCAGAGCCTGCATCGCATGGCCAGGCTGCATATACATGCGCACTACAGCCCTGCAACGACACGCGATAAGAAAGATGTCTGGCTGCATGCCGGTTACTTGTGCAGCCGCTGCAGCCAGGTGTTCATGGTGTTCGAGGGCGAGAAGCTGGGCGATAGCTTGGGTCATAATTGTATTGACCGGCTACATGGTTTCGTGTAATTTCTAGCTATGTTGACTTATCTTAGTGACCCCGCTGAGTTGAAAGAAGCCAGGCTGTTGTCGACCTCGCTAGCCGCTATGTCTGTCGGCCAGGAGCTGCAGTTTCCAGTAGCTGTGGACGAGAAGACTGTGGAGTATGTGCATATGCTGCTGCGGGATTGGGGTGGCGCTAAGGTATGGCGTTTCGAGCGCGAAGTGGTAGTCAAGCGCTGGTGGTTCTTCAAGTGGGATTCGCTCACGGAGAACATAGTTGCAATTCAACGAGTAAGGTAGGAAGGTCAGTCATGGTTCCAGTGTCGCCAGTGATGCCAGGCAGTCAACCGATCGAGATTCAGCTTGGCGAAAGTCAGGCTAGATATGTGACTGTGCCGACTGTGGTCATGGAGACTGAGACCGGAACGTATATGAGTAGGTGGCGGCTATGCGACGAGGAACGGCGGATCGTGGCGGCGGGCGGCGACATTGTACTGCAGCAACTGACGTTCAAGAATCCGTTTCAGCCGGTGAACTTGCAAGTGGTCATGCCGAATCAGATGCCGTTGATCGCTGAGGATTATCTGGAGGTCCCTGACGATGAAGACTAGGTGGACGGAGCGCGTTAGGCGCGTGAACCCGGTAAGGCATCGCTGGCATTACGTATCAGAGGAGCAGCCTAGTCAGTATGAAGTGTCGCGTGGCTGGGTGATTGGGCTGAGCGCTGACGGCTGGGTCGGGCCGATTGAAGTCAGGGAACACTTCATCTATCCCGGCGACAGGCTTGTGACTTTTTATCCAGATTGGGCGTGGCGTGGCGGCGGGATTGTAGCTTGGCAGCCAATGCCGAACGCGCCGGGGAGCCGCTGGAGCTGGCTAAAGTGGCGGATCAAAAGGTTGAAGTTGTTTCGAGGTAAGCTGTGGAACTGACCAAAGTCAAAGATGATTCGTTTACGAGGGAGCGGCTGGAGTTTATTGCTAAACGTGCAGATCTGTACGACGGGATCACGCGG